TGAACGACGCATAAGAAACATAAATTATTATAATTATGTATTAAATGTTCCGTTTAAACTAGTAGATGGAACGGTTAAACATCATTACGCGATTGAAAAAAATACACCTTTATCTATTATGCTCAGCCATTTAAGACAATTAGTTAGTGAAGATTTTGGATTGGAACATTTTGAAATTATTCCGATTAGTTTAAGATACGAAGCAGGGGATGAAATTAATACATCTATAAATCGCTCCCAACATAATTTAAATGAAATTCTAGCACATGAATACCTGTCAAAAACTCCATCATTTTATGTTCGCCCTATGATAGAATATGCTGACATTTTATCGCCAATGCTTACAGAACAGTCTCAAATAATTGAAACTCGTGATTGCCCTGTATGCTTAGATAGCAAATCCAGTGCTAGAATGAATAAATATTTTAACTGCGAACATCTATTATGCATAGATTGTTTTACTCATTGGAATTCAAGGAGAGGAAATAATATAAGTTGTCCTTTGTGTCGCTCTGATTTTATTAGAGAAATTTAAAAATATTTTTGAGGGTCATCTGTCTTTTAGTTTTAGTTTTAGTTTTACTTTTACTTTTAGTTTTACTTTTAGTTTTAGTTTTAGTTTTTTTTTTACTTTTTGTTTTAGTTTTACTTTTAGATTTAGGTTTACTTTTAGTTTTACTTTTAGATTTAGTTTTACTTTTAGTTTTAGGTTTTTTACTTACGTAGTCTCCATGTGCAGTTATTAATTCTAATTGTCTAGATGCTGTTTTAGACAATTCAGGTGTTATAACAGAAGATTCTATAAATTTTCCACTAATTTCATTTATTGGGGAATTGTTGACTACATTTAAATATATATTATATGAATTCATACATTTAATTCTGGTATACTCATTTAATAATATTATATTATCTTCAAAATATTTATCTGATTCTGAGAGTGCATTTTTTAATAATTCCATGCCATTGTCAAACATATACAAATTATTAACAGTCATTAACTGATTCATTCCAATTTTAATATCATTTTCTATATTTTGATTAATTTTAATATCATTTTTTATAGTTTTATCAAATGTAATATCATTCTCTATATTTTGGATATGGTTACTTCTAAGCGTATACGTTTTTTTTCCTCCAACTCGTGGTCGTCTACAATTATCACACTCTTTGGTAGGACAAAAGGTAAATACCTCTGGCATGCCACGATTTCTAAATAAATTATTTATGTATGTTGCATAGTTAAATTGGTGTTTAGTATACTCAGCGTCACAACAATATCTAGCATTTAAAAATGGCTCTTGATGCCTCAAGTCAGCCGCAAAGTCTGCAGAAAGATATAAGTTATATCGCATGGGCGTAGTTCTATTAAGTTTGTAATCTACAAATGTAAGTAAAACATTTCGTAAATTTTGTATTTTATCAAGTGATACAATTCTATTTATATAAGGTGCTATCATATAACTACCCGATAACATATTAAATGTTAAATTATTATTAATTTTAATCATTTCCCCCGCAGCATAAATAGACGAAATTCCATACTTTTGTAATATTGTTATGTGTTTAGTTCCAAATTCAAAACAACTTTCAACATATACAATAAATAATTTAGGTGATATACTTCCAGCACCCAATCCAATAACCCATAAAAATATACCATTTGTTGATGTATAATTAAAAAATTCTTCATCACAATACGAATAATATCTATTTTGTTTAATAAGTTCCATTGAATCTGTTCTATAAGATAAATAATTTCTATTTATTCCTAGGTAATGACCTTCAAATTGTGTACAACATAAATTAGTTAAATTCATATTTATCTCAGTAACTGAAGATGTAACTGAATGCGGTGGTATATTATTGTGTATAAAAATATTATTAAGATCTATTGTTGGTCTTAAATCAACAATATTAAGTTGTTTAAGTTTGGATAAAACACTACGTCCTTGAGTGTCTCGCGTATATAGTTTTGTTAGAAATCGTTTCCTAGAATCAGTAATAAGTATTAATTTTCTATTATTCCAGTCGTTTATTTGTTGACGTGTCGTTCCAATTTGTGTATTATAAAATTCATATATCTGGCGATAAGACCAATAAGTATCTGATGTAATTATTGGTAACTCACCTTGTATTGGATCATTTGCAATTCGTGTTCTACCAAAATCAATTAAATAAACACGATGACCTTCTAAATAATCATAGTTGTTTACATACATTCCATTTTCTAGATGTGTATCTCCGTGAACATAACCTAACAAATAAAGCCTATTCAATTGATATGCATAATTTTCAAGTATTATTCTTCTATTATCAGTAATGTCTAGCACAGGGTTTGTCTGACTCCACCCAATAAAAGCATTACTTATATTAGTTGCTCCATTTAACAATTCCATAAAAATAAATCCTATTTCATTCACATTCGCATTTGTAAAAATAGTGTCAGCAATATTACGTAATATATGGTTGCTTCGCATTGTGTCGTATATATCTGAATGCGCAGGTTCAGTAGTAGCGCGTGTGTGACGAATCTTTCCTGATAAAACAATTGCTGGACATATTGGTTCATTCCATAAATCCATGGAATTTTGATATATTTGATTTTGAATTGTTACTTCATTGTTAAACTCTGATAAAGTAGTTACCTCTTTATTATTTGCAACGCCTTTAACATTACCAATTTGAACTAGTTTAAGTAATAATTCAGTTGTAGGCAAAACCATTTGATTTGTTCCTGGATAAACCGATATTATATTATCTGATGCCTGAATTGTAATTCTAACTAAAAAACCTCCAATTGAACTTGCTGGTAGTAATACCGCGTTATCTATAGTTACTCTAGCATTTTGTATATGAAAAATAGCACCTCCTCTCATATAATACCCAACGAATAAAATAATAATAATAATAAGAATTTATATGAATACTTATTGTTATGATTTAAATTATCCTAAAATTAATCTAAAAATACATCTATTAATTTAATAATTTAATAATTTATTTTTTCCACACTTCAAAAAAATTATTATAGCAAGGACCCCATCCTCCACTCTCTACATAATCTCTATAAAAATTATTATTTGTTAATATTTCATCAATATAATTTTTATTTGATATATCATGATAATCATTTTCCATAATTATTAAATTAATACCATCTAGTATTTCTGGCATATCCATTAAAATATAATAAAATGCCCCTTCACAATCCAATACCAATGTATCAAAAATAATATTATATTTTCGCTTTAAATCAATCAATGTAATAGTATTAACCAAATTATATCCCGCAATTAAAGTATCACTTGGAAAGGTATCCCATCCTCTTTGAATTAATTGTCTGTTTGATAATGCACTACTTTCTACATGGAAATTTAAATTATTTATGTCTCTATTTTCTTCTAATTGTTTTGCTATGACTGGGTCAGATTCCAATGTGACAAAATTATTTCTCTCTAAAATAGAAGCGATAATTAATGAATTTCTTCCTATATTTCCACCTATTTCCAACACTTTTTCTTTACCGGTTAAATATCTAACTGACATTTTTTGTTCAGGTAGTTCATCATTAAAAGTACCATAGTTCAATTTTAATTTAGAATGAAGGTTTTGGAGTTTTAAATTAATATTAATTGTGGTAATTATTGTATTATCTATTGTATTTATTTCAATAGAACATTCATCATTATATTCATTTAACTCTTCGCCATTTAATATATATATAAATTTTTTAATTCCAAATAAAGGGTCTGTAAAATAAAATGCTCTATTATGATCTCCGGAAGGAATAGAAATTATATTATTATTATTTAAACTCATCAAACATTTCATTGTCACATCTATATTAGTTTCTTTCGTTCCATATGAGATTATCATTTATGTATAATTGTATAACTTATTATTTATATAATAATTTATCTAAAATAAAAAATAAAACTTTAAAATTGACAATACAAATTAAAATTAAATTGTTATTTATTATATAAATGGAACTATGTGTTCATTGTCCACATTGTAATAATTTAATTTTAATTTATAAGAATGAAATAAATTGTGCTATATTTAGACACGGCGTTATGAAAACAACCATGCAACAAATGGACCCTCATTTACCTAAAGCAGATTGCGATAGATTAACTATAAACGGATTAATAATAGGTTGTGGAAAACCATTTAAATTAGTGAAAAATAATGAAGAATATATTGCGATTAAATGTGATTACATCTGAAACAAATTTTGCATCCATGTCGTGTATCGTTTATCTCTTATATTTTAATGTTCTAGATTGTTTTACACGTAATGATTTATGTAGTTTTTTATATTTTTTATGTTTTTTTGTTTTTTTTGATTTATTGTAAACCCTTTTTGTTTTGTAAAATTTACGTTTTTTAAATAAACCGCCTCTCATTAAATTAGTATTTGAATTATTTGATAATTTATTTATCATACCTCCTAATATTTTAATAGGATCGTTATATCTATATGAAAGATAGTCCCATTTGTATTCTGAATGTGCTTCTAAAAGCCTAGATTTTTCACCATCAGTCAATTCCCTACCAACCATTCTTCTAAAATATTCATAAGCAGTTCTATGATTGCCATCTCCAAAAACCTGAAAAATTATGATTAACCCTGATAAACAATATATTTTTTGTTCATGAGACAAACCATTAAACGCATTTATTGGATATTTATTGCCCTTTGAATCTATAAATACCGACGGATCTCTATATGCTAAATCTAGCCAAGTTTTTAATCTTTCAAAACCTTTTGAAAATTGGTTTGCTCTGTTATTATTTAAAAGTTCGCGTCTGATTTGGTCTCTCACCTCCACTGAATTTTCTTGACGTGTTCTGGCAATAGTTGATTCTACTTGATAGTCTAGATTCAAATTTACAAACTCAATAAATCCATTAAGACGCTCTCCATATTCTCTCTTAACATCATTAAATGATAATGTATTTGGTTCAATTAAAGACATTTATAATATAATTATATTTTAATTATATTATCATATTACTACAAGTTGGATTAATTTTATAATAGCATTGTCTAGACGCATTTTATTTTCATTGGCATTTCTCTGAAATAATGTCCATTATACGGTTTGTTTGTATCTAATGATTTTTTTAATGTTTTATCACTCATATATAAACTTTTAATACAATCTTGTTTACAAGTAAATTCACGAATCAAAGTATTATTTAAATCATATTGTCCTACTCCAATTTTATATAGTTGCGGAGTTCCATGTTTGCTTTCAAAATCTTCTTTTAATTCTTCATCGCAATTATCATATAACACATAATAATTTCCTCTTGTGATTGTTAAATTTTTAACTGGATTATCTAATGCAGAAACACTTTCATAATTGTTCAGTTGTGCTGCTGTTTTTCTATCTATATAGACATTCAATATTTCAGTTTTATCACTGTTTAACTTAGCAATATAACCTAAATTTTGTGTTTTCGTTTGTTTAGTTGGACTAATAGCATGAATCACATTAGGGTCTAACTCTCTATCCACCAATAACCATCTAAACCCTCTATAAATGGTATTTTCCAATACTGCTTTATTAATGCTACTACGTTTTATATCACTATTTTCCTTCATAACTTCTGTTACACTTTCATAAACTTTTACAAGTTCTAAAGTTTCAGGATGAATTTTTTGAAGTCTTGGTCCTAATGTAACAAGAGGTTCATTAAATCCAGTAGATACTTTGGTTTGAGTTGAGTTTATTTTTTCTACAAATATTTTGTTGGTTTGTTCAAGATTGTCAATTCTAGATGTTAATTGTTTTACGCTTTTAATTAATTCTTGTATTAATACATTGTCATTGTTTGTTTTATTCATTTCAATCAACATTTTTAATTGTTCGTTTTCAAGTTCTAATTTATTTGTATTATTGTTAAAATATTTAATGTTATTATTAATGACATCTAAAAGGGTTTTATAAGAGAGATTTTTGCCAATTAAAAATAATTCCAATTCTGTTTCATGTCCTTCCAAATCTGTGACCTTATTTAATCTAATAGTTTCGTGATTGTGAATAAAATTTTCAAAATCTTTGCTATTTTGGACTGAAAAACAATCCAATAGAAGACATTCTGGATAATTTGTTTTATGTTCATTATAACGGTTTGATATGCCTCTGCGACTCTCACCAATTTTAATAATGTATTTCCCATGCTCCAATGTTTTAACTTTTATAATGTAAATCATAGAACCAATTGTTGCAAATTGATTTAATAAAATTTTCTCTCTTTCCAAATATTTTTGTTCTTTTAATTTTTCTTCGGTTTCTTTATTTTTAGTGTCTTCTAATTGTTGTAATTCACTGTGTTTTTTTTCTATTTCCTTTTGCAAATCATATAATCCATTTAATCTAATTTCTTTTATAACTTCACATACCCAATTTTGGAATTTTTCAGCAATAGGTTTTCTTGATTTGAATAACACTTTATACAATCCCTTTTCGGTTAAAAAAGTTACTTGTTGGTCACCACCAAGGGTGTACATATTATGTACTACCTTTTCAGTTTCATCAAAATTTTGGATATTTGCCCTAATATTAGACATTTCTAATATAGTCCCTATATCATTTGCTCTAAATAAAGGATTACTATAATCTCCTTTAATAATAATATCTGTATGTGCATATATGACACCCTTTATTTAAATAGTTTATATTATTTATACAAAGGGCGTCAATACTATTGACACCCTTTTTTTGCGCCTGAAGATTCAGGAGCAAACATTTTATGATCACATATGCAATGACCATGATATTTATTTTAAATCATTACTTGTTTTAATTTAATAATTAAAATGCATTTTTTAATTATTAAAAGATATAAATATAAACCATACGACATATGGTCTTTAATTTGAGTAGGCGAGACCTCCCATTCCACTCATAATACGTAACACGTTGTAATTCACCGCATACACGCGGACCTTAGCAGTCTTGGTACCCTCAACCGTCGCATTTGACAAGACCAACTGTAGTGTGGCGTTATCAATTCGCGAGAAGTTGCACGTGCCACTGGGTTGGTGTTCCTCAGGGCGAAGGGCGAATGAGTACACATTAATACCAGTGTCGGGGTTACGGGTATGGTGCTGATAAGGCTGTACAAGGTCAAAGTAAGTTCCCTCGCGCTCAGAGAAACGATCCTGACCATTGAGTTGGAGCTTAGCAGTGACAACCGGGTTTTCACCCCAACAATGCATATCAAGAGAAGTCTCAGCAAGGACAAATGTACCAGCATCAGATACACCAGAGTTGAGAATGCCCGCATTATGGAAACCACTAGGACCATCAGCCTGAAATCCAAGATTGGGTTGACCGTAATTGCCGCTACTGTTGGCGCCACTATTATTCCACCAATCACTACTGCCGGTAACATCAACACCTCCAGCATCGTGGAATAATCCAGAACCATCAACAAACGAGGTGTTTACTCCCTCATAGCCTCCAGCAGCAACACCATCGGGTCCACCGAAAGCATGGATAGCATTAGGAAGAGCATCAACCGCGTCAGTGTAGTTAAACGGCTGAGCACCAAGAGTGCGGTATAGCAACTGGTTGCAGTCAAGAGATGAGCAGTAATCAACATTCTGATCAGGCTGGACAACCCAGATGAGTTCCTTACAGGGGTGGTTAAAGTTGAGTTTAATCTTGTTGGAAGATGAACCGACAGATTCATCACCAGTGAACTGGAGTTGTTCAATCAAGTACTCATGGGGGTTCTGTGCCATACGACGACGTTCATCAGTGTCAAGGAACACGTAGTCAACATATAGCGAGGCAGCAACAAGCGACTGGTTGTAAGCCTGAGTTACTTTCATGTTGGTGCTAGAACCAGTGCAGTTAAGTGATGAAACCGCCCATAAACACTCATCAATGGGGCGAATATCAAGATTAATCTTGACTTCGTGGTATTGAAGGGCAATTAAGGGAAGAGCAAGACCGGGGTTGCGGCAATACCAGAATTGTAAAGGAACGTATAACGTGGTTTCCGGAAGAGCATTACGGGGAGCACACACTTGACGAGGGGCTTGGCTGTCACAGGGTCCATCAACGGCACTGAAAGACGGGTCGGTAATGAAAGTCAACTGAACAGTGTTACCAATCATCTTGTAGTATCCACGTTGTTGTTCAGATGTAAGGGTAAGTTGGTTCCAGATGTGCATCCAGTCACCATATTGGCGATCAATGCGTTGACCACCAATTTCAACCTCAACCTGAGAAATCAATTGCTCACCAGGGAAATCTAACCAACGGGCATAAACGCCACTGGCACTTGCACCGGTGGCATTGCTCGAGTTAGCCATAGCCTGATTAATTTCAGGCAAAGTAACCTGTAAATATGTGCGGTAAGCTAAATCACCATTACGACTGATGGTACACGTTACACGGCGACCGAAATCAGCCTGTCCATTGAAAGTTTGTTCAATAGATTCCATGGCAAAGTTAGTGTAGCGACGATAAGTTACTTTCCAGAAAGTAATTTGAGGGTTACCCGTAAGATATACATCTTGGGCACCATAAGCGACGAGTTGCATTAATCCACCTCCCATTTTATAATATTGCTAAAGAAAAAAAAATTTTGAAATTTAATTTAATTCAAAATTATTTATTTGTTTTAATTAATTATTTTATTAATGTCAAAGTTTTCCTCTATGAATCGTTTAAGATAACTGTCTAAAAAAACTTCTTTTTTGCCTTCATGTTTTTTCGTAAATATGTACTTTTCTTCGTTTTTTCTTATTTGCCATCCATCTTCTAAAGCATTGAATAAAAATGCCATCTTCTGCAGTGTTAGGTAGTTAATTTGTATATTTTCCCCAGTGTTTATATGGATGTCCATTACGTTGTTATGAGAAAGTTTATAGTTATTTCTACCTTAAATAAAAATATATATCATTAAGTTAAATACTAAATTAAATATAACATTGGTTAATTAATTATTAAATTATGCCAATTTTTAAACCAAAAAACAATAAAAAAATTATGGTAAATCACAATAGCATTGTAACATTAGATAGCAAGCATACCGAAATGATATACAAATTTGAGCATGATGAAAATGTTGTAATTCCTAAATTAATGAATGAAAAAAAAAGATTATCTCTAAAATTATTAAAAAATGAAGAATTAAATATAGATGAAATATTGGACATTAAAGACCAAATAAATTCTATTAAAATTAAAATTAAAGAAACTAAAAATAAGAAGAAAAAATATCATTTGGACAATTCCAAATATATTTTTGATTATTTTGAAAATAAAAAACAAATAGCAGATGGGAAAAATAAAACAAAGAAATTAGATTGTTTTTTTAATATAAAACCTAATTTTGAAGATGACCAAACTGATAAAATTATAACAAATAATGTTCAGAAATTTCTAAATAATATTGATGAAAGTTTTTTTGATATAAATAATTATATTACTCAAAAAGACATTTGTCAATATTGTCATAATGGCGAATTGATACCAGTTGAACATGAGGGCATATTAGTGTGTAAAAATTGTGGAAAAAATACAAAATACTTAGTTGAAAATGAAAAACCGTCATACAAAGAGCCTCCAAAGGAAGTTTGTTTTTATGCTTACAAGCGCATAAATCATTTTAGAGAAATTTTGGCCCAATTTCAGGCAAAAGAAACAACACAAATACACGAAGATGTCATTGAAGACATTAAACAGCAAATAAAGAAAGAAAGAATTACATTAAAACAAATTACTAATAAAAAAATGAAGGAAATTCTTAAAAAACTCGGATACAATAAATATTATGAGCATATTCCATTTATAAAAGACAAACTAGGAATTAAACCTCCTATCATGGCTCCTGATTTAGAAGAGACATTGTGTAATCTATTTATAGATATTCAAGGTCCTTATGCAAAATATTGCCCAGATGATCGCGTAAATTTCTTAAACTATTACTATACTGTTTATAAATTATGTGAACTTCTAGGTCAAAATGAATTTTTGCCGTACTTTGCTCTTCTTAAAGATAGAGAGAAAATGATTGAACAAGATGAAATATGGAAAAAAATATGTGAAGAATTAGATTGGGAATTCATTCCAACAATTTAATGTTTATAATCACGTAAAACATTGTGAACATTTTCATGTTTAGTTTTATAATTTTTAATTATTTTTTCAAATTGTTCTTCTAAACCACAATCATTTTCGTTAAAACACACAAATCCTTTATTTGATTTATTTGAACGCAAAATTATTATTTTTTGATTAGGCATTTCTTTATTTAATTTTTTTAATCCCTCTATAATGTCATCTGAACGATGTATTAATTCAGGGTTATATTTTTCTAACTCAGAGAGATATAATTCATCTAAAACTTTACTATTTTTTAATTTCCAACTCATTATATAAATTGAATTTTTTATTTTATTATTATTTACATAATAAAATAAATATTAATTAATTTTTAAAATATTTTTTATGATTGTTTAATGGATATGCTACACATTTAATAATGCAACTATATAAAATATTAGGCAACCATTTATTTTTTTTGAATCCGCGCCATTCCAGACCACTACTTCTGTCAGTTTGATGCTCTTTTTTGATATGTTGTGTTGTAATAGATTTTATTTTACAATTATTATGATAATAATTCAAACATCCATAATACGATTTCATCATTAAATAATAAAAATGATTAGTTTTATATGATTGTTGTATTTGTATTTATTTTTATATAATGATAAACTATATAAAAGGTTATGAACAATACGTATAAATATGAAAATAAATATGAATGAATTTTACGTTGCGTTTAATTATCCTTTTCGTTTTATAAATTGTGCAATAAATGATTATCGTGTAGAAAATTTTACTGTTATGATGTTTGATGATAATTTAAAAAGTGAAAATATAGATGTTAACTCTATAAATTTACCAAAAGACATTGTTGATGTTTATTGGTATAAAAAAGGAAAAAATGATGAAGAACCATGGGAATTTATTGGAAAAATAAAATGTAAAGACAAAGAGTATTATGTATATTATATTGCCAATTGTGATTATACAGGGTTTGATTGTCAAGGCGACATGAAAATGTACATATCAGAACATTTGTCTAGAATATTGACTCACGCAGTACCAATTAAATTACATAGTTATGTTAATGATTCAATAAAATAAATCTATGTTGTATGTAAATAAATTAAATAAAACATAATTATTAAATTTATAAAATAATTATGTTATCTTATTTTCTTTTCGTTCAGTGTAATTTAGCGAGGAAAGCCTACTAAGTTAGCACCAATGCCGAATCCAGCACCACCACGTGCCGAAACAGCCATGCTAGGTAAATAAGTGTCAAGAATGCTAAATGTAGCGGCAGCAGTTAAAGCAATTAAAGCCACTTCGTCAAGTGATAAATTTCTTTTAGGAATTGCAAATGCAGCAATCGCAACCATTAAACCTTCTACTAAATATTTAATAAGTCTTTTAAGGAGTTCACCAATATCTAAAAAATCTAAGAGAGACATCTTTATAATAATTAATTAGAAAAAAATATATTATTCGTAAAAAACTTAAACAATATATATTTAATAATATAAATGGCTAATTCTAAACTGTCAAATGATTCTAAAGATAATCGCCAAGAAGGAGTTGAATATAAATTTAATTTAGATGGAGAAGAGAACCCTAAATACGTTGACTTGCTAGACGAGGACAAGCCCATTGCTGGGCAAAAGTTTTGCTGTGTTTCTTTTGTGTCTCCCGAACACATTATTAAACAACGTGAACATTTTTTGATGGAAGAATTTATTAAAGGTTGGGATTTTACTAAATCCATGGAAAAATTTACTCAGTTTTTAAGTTTTGTTTCATATAAATACAATCTTAACTTTGAAAATGTCACGGAGGATTTGCAATCATTTGTTAAAGAAGAAAAGGAAACATTGACTCAAAATAATTTGTTAGATGATTATAAAAATTTTCTTGATCGTCGCGAGGATGACCTTGAAAAGGTGTTTAATGAATTAAGTAATTTTAAAACATGTACGCGTGGGCTAAAAGTTCGCGGATGTTTTCCTACTCAACAGGAGGCAGAATTGAGATGCAAAATGTTGAGAGAATTAGATCCTCATCACGATGTTTATGTTGGACCAGTTGGACTGTGGATTCCTTTCCACCCAGAAGCATACAAGACCGGACGCGTAGAATATCTTGAAGATGAACTCAATCAACTTATGTCAGAAAAAAAGAAAAATGAAGAAAAGGCAAAAGAAGATTTTGACAAGCGTGTGAAGGAAGCCAAAAATAAGGCAATTGAAGACAATAAGAAGAAAGCATTAGAAAGTGGTAACAAATTAACACAGGCATTAAATAAAGAAGGCAATCTTGTTAGTGTTAAGGACATGAATACTCAAGAAATGCAATTGCTATCACAATCATCTACTGTAACCTCAGCCGACATTCGCAGAGAATTGTTTGAGGGCGACAATGTTGTTACCAATTTAGATACTGATCATGGATTAAGTGAATTGAGCAATCTATCATTTGATGTTGCACCAAAGTAGGTTTACTAATTAAACATTAAGATTAACATATAAAGAAATAATTATATGTTAATACAATGGAAACCGAATATTGTGATGTTTGTGGAAGAACTTGTGATGGTGTTCATGGTGGTAAAAAATATAATAAAGAAAAAAAATTAAAAATTTAGTTCATATTCTTAATAGTTATGATAGGTATGATAAAAATATAGTTGATGAAGTAATAAAACAAATTTATGAAATAAGACAATTGAAATATGAAAAGGTTTAATAATAAATATATTGTACTTTAATTATAATATATTTATCCCCACAAATATGTGTGACTTAATATCTTTGGATTATAATATCCATTAGATTTTTTAATTTCATATTCAATTGCTTTTTTGCGGTTTGTTATGCCATGACTATGTCTGCTATAATAATTCATTTGTCTTTTTTTATTAGAATGATTTTTTTTAGAATATAATTTGATAGGACTTCTATCTTTGTATTGTTCATACGCTGAAGCACCAAAATGAATTGTTCTATTTTTTCCAGAATTTAAATCTTGAACAATTACCATGTATTTCTTGTCTGGATTAGAACTTTTTTGAAAACTTAATATTTTTTCCTTCATTTTAGAATTTCCACCAATGATAACATGGCGGGTGCTACGCATTCCTTGTTTTTTTGATTTAATCGCGAGTTTTAATGCCTTGCTTGTAGACGAGCAACCTTTTTTTAATATATCTAAGTCTATTGCTGATGCTTTTCCTCCGGTTATTGCCGATGCCAATCTAGCACGACCCCAAGATTTTGCGGTTTGATTTGGACGAGAACCAGACGAATAATATGCTCCCATTCCTTTATTTTCTATTTTTTTTAAAGTTTTTATAGAACATCCTGTTTTTCTAGATAATTCCTTATTTGGTAATATGTTTTTAATTTTGTAAATTTTTTTCGCGGTTAAAACATGGTTGGATTTTTTAGATTTAAATGATTTTATTTTTTTACGCGTGTGATAAATTCCACGTTTATATAATTTCCTTGATTTGACAAGTTCTTTTTTTATGGTATTTTTATCTTTTTTAGTTAAATTGGTTGGAATATATCTCATGGGAATTCTTGGCATTATATAAATTAAATTTATTTTATTTAATTAACATAACACAAAAATCAATCCTATTCTAATATGGTGAATTAATTAAATAATTAATGTTTTCTAAAATAAATGCAATATCACTTTGGACTAGTCCTTCTCCTTCTTGGTCCAAAAGAGATTCTTCAATCTCATCGCCTTCATTAAGAGCAAACAACATGCGCATCCCACGTAAAGCGTAATCGTTGCGCTCTTCTATGTCGTCATCGTCATCGTTTGGTGGATGCCAAGAGTCAACATCATCTTCTTCATCATCTATAAAGAATCCAGAATTTAAATTTTCTTCATTATTGGTATTATTTACCATATTTTCATCAATCATATTAGTTCTGCAATTAGGACACCCAAAACCGTTGCGAGAAATGTTAGTGAGAAGACAACGTGAATGAAATTGATGACCACATTCGGTAATAATATAGTTGAGATTAGGATTAAGTATGTCCATGCAGATGGAACAATCAATCGTGGTGTTTTCATCATGAGTATTGCTCATTTGTTCTGGTTTATTAGTTTTAATAATGAACAATAAAGTGTTGCAAAACAATTCAATTTTTATTATTATTTTATTAAATAATCTCAGTTATTTAATAAATATTAAAATAAATATAAATTAAATAAAAATAAGTAAAAACATGTTTTTTTATAGAGATTAAATGCCATTTAATTATTATTTATTTATTTTTTGATAAAATAAATATAAATTAAATAAAAATTAAATAAAATAAGACAAAATGTTGAGTTTTTATAGATATTAAACATTATTTATTTATTATTTATTTATTTTTTGATAAAATTAAATAAAAATTAAATAAAATAATACAAAAACATTGAATATTATTGATTATTATCTATTTATTTTATTTATTTATTAAAAAATTTCCAAATTATATATTATATTCAAAACGGTACTTAAAGAAATTCTGTATTTTAATGAATTCTCAAAACTTTTCTGGGCAAAAAAAAAATGGACAACGAAAAAACCCTTGTCCAAAAAAAAAAAATCCTGCCAACTCTTGGAAAAAATAAAAAATTCTCCGTAACACTTTTTTTTAAAAAAAAATCAAAATTAGAGCATTATCGTCACAACACACTTTTTTATGGTTTCGGCAAAGGATTTAGACGTTTTTTATGGTCATCATATATATGATGACCGGTCCCTCCAAAAAAACGCAAAAACCCGCATTTATTTACTCATGTATAAATTGTGACTATAATACGTATAATAAAACAGATTACGTTCGTCATCTGTCAACCCTAAAACACAAGAAGCACACAAATGATGACCAAATGATGACCGACGAGGCCCATAACAGCACAAAAAACGCAAAACTATATTACTGCATTTGCGGTAAGAAATATAAATATAAACAGGGCCTCTATGTACATCGTAAATCTTGCCTACTTGATGAAGGGACTAAAGACCATTTGGAAACTAATACAACAATAATTATAAATGAAGAAAATAAAAATAATAATAAAAATAAAAATAATAATAATAATAATAATAATATTAATAATATTAATAATAATAATAATAATATTAATAATAATTTATATGAATGTTCAGAGAATGATTTAAATTATAAATTAATGTTTATAGAAATGATGAAACAAAACAAAGAACTTCAATCTACAATATGTGAATTATTACCAAAAGTGGGGAACAACAATGTAACACATAACACGCACAATTTAACTAATAATATAAATGTATCATTATTCTTAAATGATAACTGTAAAGATGCAATGAATATGTCTGATTTTTTACAGACAATAGAAGTTGGCCTTGATGATTTATTTGTTACAAAAAAGAAAGGATTAATAGGTGGAATATCTAATATTTTTATAAATCATTTAAATAAAATTCCATTAGTTCAACGCCCTATATGGTGTACAGACAAGAAGCGCCGAAGGCTATTCATTAAAGAAGATACATGGAGCGAAGACATTGACAATGTTAAGACAACTGCTGCGATTAAGAATGTTAGTTATATTCAGACAAAAAATATAACCAAATATGTAAAATCAAAACCAAACTGGATTAAAAATGAAAATGATAAAGATGAATATATGGCAATAATTAAAACAACAACTGATCCACTAGAGGGAAAAACAAACCCTATAGTGGATAATTTGATTGAAACTATACATTTGTCATCCGACAAAAGAGAGAAATTAGATAAAAATCATATTGTTTACTAATATCATTTATAAAGTTGATTTATACATTTGAAGATTTAAAATATGACAAAAGATTCGTTGTAGATATTAATTTTATTTATAACGAATAATATATAATATTTATAATGAATAAATTTAAATATTCACAAACTTGGTTTCTGGGTTCTGAAATCAATATAAAATTAGAATATTTTTTAGACAAATCAAAAGAAAATAAAATATTAGAGATTGGTTGTTTTGAAGGGTTGTCTAGTGTGTTTTTTGCCGATAACTTTCTTGATAATCCAAATTCAACATTAACTTGTGTAGACCCATTTTTAACTATTAATAATAACGATCATAGTAAATTTTTACAGAATAATGAAGAACTGAATTTTAATTTTAATGTTTCAGTTTGTAAAAATTCAGATAAAATAACAATACATAAATTTACATCAGATATTTTTTTTTTAAATAATAATCAAACATATAATTTAATATATATAGATGGGTGTCATGAATCAGATTTTATAAAAAGGGATATGGAAAATTCTTTCAATGTTTTAGAAAAAAATGGTATAATGTGGATGGATGATTATGGTGGCGGAGATGGCATTCAAATAAAAAATAATATGAACCAATTTTTAGAAAAATATAATGGTCAATATAAGTTAATTCATATGGGTTATCAATTGGCTATACAAAAATGTTAATTTTGTCCCATTTTAAATGTTCAATTGTGTAAATGTTAAAATGTACAATGTTAATTAAATAATAATTAAATTAATATTAATATTTATATTTACATTTATATTTATATTTACATTTAACGGCGAATTTGTTTACCAAGCGGATTTTCTTACATTTATTTTTGGTCCTTGGCCTCGTTTTTTGATTTTATTGGGGTCATACATATCTTCTTCATCGTCAGAGTTCATATCTTTGGATATTTCCCAGAATTCTTTTGACCCTAGTTTAAAATCTGGTCTTGATTCTGCTTTATACCAAAAAATTTGGTCTTGTAATTTGTTAGATTTTGCGTTGTTATTTATAACTAAACATTCGTAATTTTCAGTGCATTGATCCATTACTTGACAAAATCCTTCAAATGTAGGAAACATTCCTGCATAATTTTCATAAATTCTTTTACGATTTGCTATATATGGTTCTCTTAAAATAAAAACATAGTCAATATTGGTTCTTAAGTTTGGCGGTACACCAAGTGGATATTGCATGGTAATGATAAGCATGATTTTCCAATGACGACCGTTCATAAAAAGTAATCTCATCATTTTATCTTTTGTCCAAGCATTATCATATAAACAATCATCTAATATGACAAATGCTCTAGGGTCAATATTTGACCTTTTATAACTTTCAACTTCTTTTAGAACTTGTTTTAAAACTAATTTTTGTCTTTTTAAAATATTTTCAATGATTGCTGTATTGTATTCATCATGAATAAATAGTTTTGGAACGTGAGAACTATAAAATCCATTTCCTGCTTCTGTTCCGGATATGACTGTTCCAATAGGAACGTCTTGATGAAAGTAAAGTAAATCTCTCACAAGATATGATTTACCAGTATCACGTCGTCCGATTAATACAACCACAGGTCCTTTATTTTCATCAGGTTTAAAACTAATATGACGCATGTCCCATTTTTTGATGTCTAATGCCATTAAAATGTATTAATAAAAATATATAAATAATCCTACGAATGTTTTTAGTTTAGATTTTTTATTATTTTTATTTTAAGTAAATAAATGGGATTTGAACTTAATTACCAAAAGAATGGCAACGAGAAGTTATTTTTAGATTTAGCACAATTGTTGGATATAGAAAATCCTCAAAATTATATTCCAATATATAATAATTTTTTTGGATTAAATGATACAAATTACAATAATATTAATTTAAATCATCATTTCTCTCTAAATGAAATAGTTGATCCTGTAAAAGAATACAATGTTTTTAAATGTTGTTTAAAACCACCAAGTAATGTTGTTGAGATAAAAAATGTTTTTTTTAAGTTTAGTCCATTATTAGACCCGGTTAAGTATATGATAGGTAAATATGATGCAAGTGATAATAATTTGTTGAATCTTCCCGATTTTAATAATAATAATTGTCACGCAAAATCTAGAGACAACAATAATTCTGCTTATGTGGATGGTTTTTTTACTTATTTAACTAGTCAATTGTTGCACAATCATGGTTTCATAAATGGACTTGATTATTATGGTTCATTTTTAGGAATTAAAAAAGGATTTAAAGTAAATGTAATTGATGATTTGGAATATTTATCAGATTCTGATTTTTTTAATAAAAATAAAGGTGAATTATTTAAACTAGACAATGATTACCAAAATGATTTATTTAATTTTAATAGTAGAAATTACAAGAAACGATTATTGATTGAAGACATATATGATGTAGACAATAATGACATTTTAAAAATAGACAACCTTGAAAATATTAGTGATATAAATAATCTATTCCATTCATCTGAAGACAATGGGCCTAACATTGTCGTAGATAGTGATTTAATATATGAAAATGTAATGTTATTGCCCAATGAAAACAATGCATCTATGTCAAATACAAGCTCAAACACAAAAGGCAGTAATAGTACTTGTTCGTCTAGAACATCAAATACTGGATCATGCGAGGATGATGATGTAGTAAGCGATGATGGTGATAGTGATTATGAAGATGTTGAAAGTGTTTCTGAAAGTATATCTGGTTGTTCAACTGCTTCAGAAGACGTAATAAACGCAACATTAAATCGTTTTCCTGTTAGTATAATATGTCTTGAAAATTGTAGTACAACATTAGATGATTTAATGTGTTCTAATGAATTATCAACAAAAGAATGGGCATCTATTTTAATGCAAATAATTATGATTTTGATAACATATCAAAAAGTCTTTAATTTTACACATAATGATTTACATACCAATAATATAATGTATATTGAAACTGAAAAGGAATTTTTGTATTACAAGTATAATAATAAGCATTATAAGGTTCCTACATACGGGAAGGTATTTAAAATTATAGATTTTGGTCGTGCTATTTATAAATTTAAAGGAACTACAATTTGTAGTGATAGTTTTCACAAAAATGGGGATGCGGCAACCCAATATAATTTTGAACCATACATGAATGAAAATAAACCTAGATTAGAGCCAAATTATAGTTTTGATTTATGTCGTTTGGCTTGTTCAATGTATGATTTTTTAATACCTGACGGGGACATAAATAAAACTCCTATTACATCATTAATAAATGATTGGTGTAGTGATGATAAAAACCGAAATGTATTGTATAAAACAAATGACGAAGAAAGATATCCAGATTTTAAATTATATAAAATGATTGTGAGAACAGTGCATGCGCATACACCTCAAAGTCAATTAAGTCGTGAATTGTTTTCACAATTTTTGCTGGCGAGAAACAAGACATTAAAGATTAAAAAATTAATAAACATAGATGATATTCCATCATACATTTAATTTGCTAAATTTATTATATATTATTTAATAAATTTAGAACCCTGGGTTGTCAACAAAAACCGATACATTGTTGGCTCCTCCCATCATTTTGTCTACATTATTTTTGGCAACATTGAATTGGTCAGCAATAAAAAGTCCTACTAATGCGCTTAAATATACGTGCAATGAATCTCTAACAAGCATTTTTAAAGGTTTGTCTTCTTTTAATATAAATCTCATTTCTAAAAATTTACATAAAAAATATACAACCGAAATAATGGTGGCTAAAATAAATACATTTTCCATTTAAATTATAATACAATTATATTATTAGAAGTTTTACGTATTTAAGTTAATACATCAAATTCAATTAAAGGTTCACTGTTAGTTTTTATTTTTGTATGAGACATGTCATGTATATCTAAATCAACGAGAGATATATCCCCGCCGATTCTAAGTTTTTCATTATCATCGTCTTCATCGTCTTCTTCTGCCTTACGTCTTTCATGATTAACAGAACTAATATGTTCTAAACGTTCAATATCTTTTGACGCTTCTATAAAATTATTTGTACCATCGTGGTCAAAAGCGATGTCGACATCACTAAACTTAATATTTCCTTTAAGTGCTTCAGTTCTCTCTTTGGGTGTCATTGTAATGTTTTCAAGTGTTTCATCTGGTTGCTCAATTTCTTTCTCATATTCTTCTACATGTTCTTCAATTTCTACGTCGGTTTCTTGTGTTTCATCCATGTATGCTCTTAAAATCTCTTCAACTGGAATGCTCTCTCTTATAGATAATAAAATGCATTCTTTTACAACTATTTCTAATTCTCTATTATTTTTTTGTATTTGAAGTGGAGCAATGTTTTTTTCAAATAAATAAACATTTGTGTAAATTTTTCTGGCTACATTAATATAGATTTTGTGTATGAATTCATCTAATGAAGGTACATTAATATTGATTTTTTTTTGTTTTTGTCCGACGCGAATGCATGTTAATGATTTAAGTTTAATGATGTGAACACATGTAATTAATTCTTCAATATATCCGCATCCGCTCTTTTCAATAATTCTTTGTTTCTCATCTTGTATCATGCTTTGATTCCATTTTGGGACTCTTCCAATAAAATTTTGGAATGTCATTAAATATTTATCAAGTTCATTATTTTCTCTACATAATTTCCACGCTTCATCAAAAATGGCTCTAAATCCATCAATGATTAATGGTGTCAATATATGAACTAATCGCGCGCACCATTCATTTTGTGATTCTGTTAAACTAGATACTGAATAATCGTCCATAATACTAATATAACATTTTTAATAATTTAATTTTAAACTTATTATAAGTATTTTAATTTGTCTAAATATAAAAATTGAAATACTTATATTGTTACTATCATTTAATTAAATAATTACAGCATTACAATGAACATTAAACCTTCTGAAATTTACTTTACTCATAGCACTATAAGTTATAAATTTACTGGTTGCGGAAAGTTTCTAGACGAAACATTAAATGAAATAATTAATGGCACTACTAAGGTGGACGATATTCCAAAAATAAAAGTGTTTTATACTCAGCAAAATGGAATCGTTAAATACTTTTCTGAAAATAATAGACGCCTCTGGCTGTTTAAACATTTGGAGAAATTGGGATTGTTGGATACGGTGGAAGTTCGCATTGAGAAAACAAATAATAAAAAATATATTAAAAATACTTATTCACTTGATGCAAAAGTAAAAGATTTGTATAAAAAGAAATAGGTAACATTTTAGGCATTAAATAATTTAAAATTCGTGAGTAAATTAATATTTAAATGTTTTATTAATAAATAATTAATGAAAATATTAGTATTTTTTTCAGGGAGTTTAAGATTAGATTTATATACATTGATCCATTATATTAAAGAATTCAAACAAAATTTTGAAAACACTAATTATGAGATAACATATTTATTTATAACAGACAAATCCACTCCATTTATGTATTGTAACTATGCGCATTTAAAAGAAGAGTTATCAAAACACGTGAATGTTATATTCATAGAAAAAAACATGAACTTGCGTGTAACTACCATAAATAAATATAGTACAATAAGTTTAATGTATTATAAGCATATACAAAATTACATTAATAAAACTCGCTCTGAATTTAATTACGTAATAAAAATGAGAAATGATGCCATTATCAAAATAGATGGAATAAGTAAATATTTTAATAATAATACTTATGTAGCGCCTAGATATTGGTATTGTACGAATGTCAAAAACACTGCGAACGATCATTTAATCATAGTACCTTTTTCAAAATTTATGAACATTGATTTTTCAGACGAAAATATAAATAAATTAGCCCCATTAAATTATGACACAGAAAATTTAACAGAAACTATGTTTTTACCTGACAAACCGATTGACCTAAATGACATATTAGAATATGTATTAAGTGGTTCATTAAAATTTCATATAAAAAATAATATAATTATCTCTGGAACGTTTGATCCTTATAATTCAATTGCGGTATTACATTAATAATATTGTTTATATTAATATTAACGTGATTGTAATATTATTAAATTTTATATAAATGATATATTTTCAAGACATGCGTCTGGTTTAATAAAGAGAAAATTTAAAATAACTAACATTAATATTTTTTCATTTCTAAATTCTCTTTTAATTTTATTAAATGTTAATAGCAGTTGGTATTTCCTTGTCTCGTCCATTGTAGTTTTTTCAATATAATCCATTAAATCTAAAGCGCAATAACCTTTTTCATATAATGTATTTGACAATTCGCAATATTCATTTAATTTTTTTAATTGATTAGATTTATCTAATTTTTTTTTTAACCAATTTTCTCTCGTTTTGTCTTTTATAAATTTATAGGTTTCTTCAATGTGATGTTTATTTAAATTGGTATTAACATTATTAATAATTGGAAGTGATAAGTATATTTCACAAAATCTAGATAAAATAGGTTTTAATAATTTGTATTTGTCTTCTACGATAATAAAAAATCTGGTTGTATGACTAAAAAGTTCTATGCATCTTCTTAGCGCGGATTGACCATCTATTGTTAATTTGTCTGCGTTAGAGAGAATTATGCTTTTAAAAAACCCATTGTTTGTATGAGTCTTAGCAAAAAATTTTAATTCTTCTCTTATAAATTTAATGCCTTTTCCGTGTGCGCAGTTTACATACATTACATATGATTTAATCATGTCTTTGTCATTTTTATAAATCATTTTAATAAAATTATTTACTAATGTTCGCTTCCCACTTCCACTTGGTCCGTGAAATATTATGTTTGGAATTTTCTCTATATCAATGAAGTATTTCAATTTATTGTATATTTGTTCATGAATATTGATTGCGTTCGCTTCTGAATTTGTGTGGACAATAGAGAGTGGGTGTTCCATTGATTAAATAATGTTATGTATATTTAATTCAAAATTTGATAAATTATTATTTATTAATAATCACATTATTAAACTAAAAAAATGGAAATATGATATTTATTTTACAAGAATGAAATAACTACACTAATGCGGTCGGTATTATTTATTTACCAAGAATGAAAGAACTACGCTAATGCAGTTGTTGTTGATATGCGGAAGTAGTGTGGTTGTTGTCATTTCTGTCACTTCTGTTACTGAGTGGTGTGGTTTGGCAAAATACGTGTACCAATGCTGAAGTTCGCGCTTAATGCTGTTGAAATCCCTTCCGATTACAAACGTTCCATCGCCTGGCTCATAAGATACGAAGAAGTTTTTGTGATATATGCGATATAACTCTCTTTCTCTTCCGTATCCTTCGTAGTTGGCCATCTTGGAATATTTGTCCTGCTCTGCTAAGTCCAGCATTTTGCAAATGTTATTGTAAATTGCTCCTCCACTTGCATGATCCAGATTATCACAGTTGCATATTACGATTGTATCTATTTGCATAATAAATTCCTGTAATTTATTCTTTATAGTCGTATGTAAATCAATCCAAGTTTTATTTCCATTGCCATGAATATTGGTCTCTTCTCCTTTAATTTCCTTGTGATATCTCTCAAGGAAATCAAACAAACCAATAATTTTCCTGCATTGCTCGCAATAATTATGGTGAAATTTATTAACGTCAAACTCGTTTTTTAAGAGTTTGCGACAATCTTTGCGCAGTTGTGAATTCTCTAGTGAGTTAATTATTTTCCCAGAACGCAGGACCATTCCGTCTTTGCTGCTGTACATGAACTGAGTAGGTCTCATAGTATTGTGTAGTTTAATGCTTTACCCTAATTATGAAAAAAGTATTTCAATTTTATTTATATTACACATAATATTTCAGGTTGATTATAATGAAAAAATCATAATTAATTTATTTATAGCAATTGAATGTCCTATTTATCTATCTACAATTCTAATCAATGAATTCAAATAAAGGTTATTGACGAAGAATGTCGCGAGGTTTAAACTGATGGAAACTCTGGGTGGAGCGAGGATGTAACGAATTTATAAGGTTCTTGTGAGTGAGCATGTTGCCAATGATGTCGTATGCTTGCGAGAAAGACGAGCGGTCGCCCCTTCTACGTTGAAGTTCAATAAGATGGTACCCTTCATCTTTGAAGATTTTGAGGTTGAAACATGAAGACTGATCGGTTCCTGTCTTATACTCGCATTTATATTTAGACTTGATAGGGTTGAATGATATAATATCAATGTTTTTATCATGAAGCACTTCGTTGACTGTTTCTATGATGTCGTGTAGCGATGACGATGAATATAAATGTGTCGGCTCTACGACGAACGGTGAAGGTGGGAGACTGGGGGCTTCTATTGCACTTGTAAATACATCATTGCATTTATTAGCCATTCCAATTCTCGCATTGGCCAATACCCATGCGCTTACAACATGATCATATGATATTGTTCCATTAGATAAGTCTGCTATGATGCGATTGTTGTGCAATCTAGAACCCGTTGACATATTGATAAATGATGCAGTGCTTCCGCTTATTTTCTCAAATAAAGCAATCTTGCATATTTTGATACCTTGTACCCGTCCATAACCGCATGAAAATTTGGTAATGACGCAGTTGTCAATAATGATAGACTCCGATTTATTTTCAAGATTGTTCATGGTATGGTATTGTTTGAGATATATTTATTTTATAAAGAATTTCAATTTTTAAAATAATAAAATAATAAATAAATATAATTGACTAGATGAACCAGTTATATTTATTTAAATTTATAATGTTTATAATATACGTAAATTTTAAGGACCGGCCCAACTATGTAAACTTTGTGTATATGGATTTTGTTTAAAAGCGGTTAATATATCAGGCTGTATTCTTTCACATCCAATCTTTCCATCATCATATTGTTGGCGAGCATTAAAATGACCAATGCTATCAACTGATGGCGCGCTCATCATAGCAACGGTAGGTCCAGTTCCTCTAACCCACATTCGGTTGTTCTCGCGGTCTCCGTCACGTTTATCAATTTTAATATTTTCTTCTGGATTAAATATTTGTGTTCCTCCTTGATTTGGACGATTAATATATGTTTTATTGGGATTATTTCTCTGATTATATGCTGCGTTATAGTTCATTGATCCTTCTTGGTTTGCCCCTCCTCCGGATCCTCCAATATATGAAACGCTGGTATCTTGTCTATTATTTTGAATGGTTTGCTGTTTAGATACTATATAAGCCCCATCATTTTGATTTTGAATGTTTAAGTGATTATTATCTAATTTTCCTTCTTGCATCTCTCTGTTAGTTGTCTTGGTTCTATCTGCTGGATTGTATACACTACCGGATGGCACCATTGAACGGACGTTCTCATAAGGTCTGGCATTTCCAACAACATTTTCTTTTCTGGTAGGTCTTAATATGTCAAGTAATGGTGCAACAACCGCTTTAATGGCTCCACTAATAAATCCGGTTTCATCTGGATTACATTCGGTAGTACTCCTATTTGTAGGTAAAAATTTATATCCATCTCTTCCGTAATCGGCTGTTGTAGCGGGGCAATTACTACCTACTCCGCACGCTGGTCCATTTGTCGCATTGTATTCAGATTCGGTTCTAAATGACGGGTGATAATTTTGCGGAGCATATCCAGCCTCTCCGCCTGATGCTAATGCGCTTGAACCAAAATATTCTCTAGTGGTGCCGGGTCTGGCTACATCTTGCAATATTTCTATACCTCTTGCAGTCTGTGCCTTTTCTTGTCCTGTAGTTGTAAACCATCTGTCAGGTGTATTGTTATAATATGTATCTGGTAAATGTTTTTCTACTTTTCCTATAAATCCAGTATTTTTAATATAACTATCTGCCGGTCCTTCGTGTCCTTGTAGTCCATATGTAGTTTTTGGATTAGTTAGTACGCGCAAATCATCTACATTTTTTGGTAGCCATTTGTCTCGTGCTTCCATTCCTGAGTTAAATCCTCCTGATCCGCTTGCGCTAAATCCTTGGTTTAATCCAGGCGCAACAATTTGTTCTTCCCATGGTTTGATGTTAGCCATTCTTAAACTAGGATTGACGCGAGATTGAAAAAAATCAGTTTGATTAGGAGCGCCATAAGCCCATTGTACATTGTCTTGAGGCTTAAATAATGGGGCAACCTCTTTTTTTCTAAACATTTGTGAGCCTGAACCTTGCATGTTGTCCATGATGCTTTCTGATAAGTTGGCATCGGCGGTTGCTCCTCTTATTTTTGCTCCAAAATAAGGTGTCATGTTATTATGTTTGAATTGTTCTGGATTAACTTCATTTCCTGTTAATGACACAAATTGTGGAGGTGAAATAAGTTCCTTTGCTTGTTGTTGCGAGTTTTTAATATAATTCTCTGGATTAAAAAACTTATCAGTTGTTTGATTTGGATTATTATATTTTTTTATATTTGCGTCACTAACAGGTTTTAAAACGGGATAATTAATGGGTACGTGTGGTAAGTTAGGCAAAGCATTTGGATTGCTTGTCATGTTTGTAAGGGCCTCTTTTTTTTTATCCTGATTGGATATAACATACATACTGCCTAATGCTATAAGTGGTATTGCTAATTCTGCCATTATATATAATGGATTATATTTTTTCATTATTTAACTGAACTACAATTGTTTGTAGCGCCACACGTTTTAGACAAATCATTAAATGGTCCATTAAAAGGTCCAGTGTATAATGGTTGAGGACTAGAGTTATCTAAGCAATAAGGTTTAGCGACATAATAGTCTTTTTCTAATATTCTGGTACTTAAATTGTTTTGAAAAGGCAAGCATACATTTTCCTGAGGGTCTAATGGCAAAATATACCAATTTACTTGTTCTAAATCTCTCGCAGTCCAAGCCGGATTAGTAGCCCTTGGCTGTTCAGTTATTGTACCAATTGTTGGATATTCTATTCTACTACTTTTGACAGCAGTTCGTTTGTAATCATCTTGTCCTAAGCAATCTTTATTTACTTTTTTTGTAAGCCCAAACAAATCACTTTCTAAATTTACAGTATTAGTCATTAAATTGCCTCCCCATCCTTGCATTCTAATATACGGGTCATCAAAATATGCGGGTTTTTCACCATTTCCTGGAACATTTAAAATCCATCTTCCTTGGTCTGTGCTTTCCTGTAATTGTTTTTTAATTCTACAAGGGTCATCATGAAATCTTGTAAACGACATTATATATAATTAATATAAAAATAATTATAATTAATTCTAAACTTAAATAAATGTTATTAATATTATTTATTAATGAAAACTGCAAAAACAATATGTCTTAATATGATTGTAAAAAATGAGGGACATTTAATAGAAAAAACATTGGATATGCTAGTTAAACATATTACTTTTTCATATTGGGTAATTTCTGATACGGGTTCTAGTGATGATACAAAGAAACTTATTGTTAATTTCTTTAATAAAAAAAATATCCCAGGGGAATTGGTTGAGCATGATTGGGTAGATTTTGGACATAATAGGACAAAAGCATTAGAATGTGCTTATAATAAAACTGATTATGTATTTATTTTTGATGCGGATGACTGCATATATGGAAATTTAGAATTACCATCATTAACACATGATATGTATCTTTTAAATTTTGGAAATGGCTTTGTTTATAAAAGACCACTATTAGTTAATAATAGGTTAAAGTGGAGATTTGTCGGGGTTCTTCATGAATATATTTCCTGTGATGAAATAACCACCGAATCAGAAATAAACGGGGACTATTATATTGAAAGCGGTAAAACAGGGGCTAGAAGCCAAGATCCAAACAAGTATTTGAAAGATGCATCAATATTGGAACGTGCTTATGAGACTGAGACCGACAATGGATTAAAATGTAGATATGCCTTTTATTGCGCTCAAAGTTACATGGACGCAAATCTTATAGAAAAATACATTGATTGGTATAAAAAAGTATTAGATGGAAACAATTGGCATCAAGAAAAATATTATGCTTGTCTTATGATATCAAAAGGGTTTTTTATTTTAAAAAACCCCGAAGAAGCCGTAAACTATTTAACAAATGCTTGTAAGTATGACATTGAAAGAATTGAGAATATATCCAGATTAGTAGAATATTATTATAATAATGGCACACATTTAATGGTAAATTTAATCTATGAAAAATATAAAAATTATGAACATGACCCATGTAAATTAAATCGTAAATTATTTTTATCAACCGCAGAGTATGAATATAAATTAGAATATTACAATTCAATCTCTGCATTTTATATTAAAAATTTTATCAGTGGTTATGAATGTTGTAAAAAAATAATAAATTCTAAAAATGCCCCATTGTATACAATTAGTTCTGCTATGTCAAACATTCATTTTTATAAGGAAAGCATTGAAAATGATAGCATTAAAAATCTTAAAGAATTATTTATAAATTTTAATAGCAGATTAAATCACGGAGTAGACATAAATAAATATATTAATGGATGGAATATTATTTATAATAAAATAGATTTTAGTATATACAATGATTTATTAATTTCTAATATTAAAAATAAATCCTCACCTCGCATATTGTTATCAATTACAACTTGTAAGAGATATAATTTATTTGAAAAAACAATTAATTCATTATTAAATCAATGGACAGATTTAGAATTAATTGATTATTGGTTTTTAGTAGATGACAATTCGTCAAATGATGATAGAGAGAAGATGAAAAATAAATATCCATTTTTTGATTTTTATTTAAAACAATCGGATGAAAAAGGACATCGGAGTAGCATGAATATAGTTTTTAATAAATTAAATGAATTAAAGCCTACATTTTGGATACATTTGGAAGATGATTTTGTATTTTATGATAAAATGGAATATATCAAAACATCATTAAAAGGATTAGAATTAATGAAAGATGATAATGTAGAGCAAATTTTATTTAACGCGTGCTATGCCGAAAGAGTAAATGATTATAATGTTAAAGGTTTTATTGACAAACGCAACGGGTTTTATTTACAAGATCATCAAATAAATAAAAAATTTAATTATTTAAATCATCATTATTGGCCTTACTATAGTTTTAGACCTTCGTTGGTAAGAGTTTCTGCAATTTTAAATGTAGGCAATTTTGATAGTGAAAACCAATTTTTTGAAATGGATTATGCTAATAAATGGCGAGACGCTGGTTACAAATCTGCTTTTTTTAATAAAATAACAAATGTTCACATAGGGAGATTGACATCTGAAAGAAATGATAAAAAAATACTAAATGCGTATGAATTAAATGGAGAACATCAATTTATTAAAACAACTCCGTATATTAAAATTGTAAATTTAGAGAGAAGGGTTGATAGAAAAGAAAAAACAAAAAAAATATTAAATGAGTGTGGCATAGATTGTTTTGAATTTGTTAAAGCAGTTGATGGCAATGCCATAACAAATGAAACAGATGATTTGGAATTGTTTATTGGAAATGATTTTGGAAGTAGGAGAGGATTTATAGGATGTGCATTGTCGCATTATAATTTATGGAAAAATTTATTAAAAGACGAAGAGCATGATTATTATTTAATAATGGAAGACGATTTTGAAGTATGTTGTGATTTTAAAAACAAGATTGAATCTCAAAAAGAAGAAATGAAATCAAAATCAATAATATTTTTTGGATATTTAATGTTTGAGAAAGAGAGGAGCAAAGTTAAAAATATTTATGATATAGAAAGTGATAATATAACAATTAATAAATTAAACCACACACTTTACATTGGTGGAACATGTAGTTATAGCATTAATAAAAAAGGTGCCAAATGTATGATTGATTACATAGAAACTAATGGAATAAAACATGGAATTGATTATGTAGTTGGAAAATTAAACCATCAAATTTGTTATGAAAGTCAGCCATTATTAGTTTTTTCAGAATGGAATGAAAATGGAAAAGAAATTGATAGTGACATTCAACATTCATTTAATAGTATAATAATTAATGAAAATATAGAAGCTGAATTAAGAAGCAAATTTGATTTTATTCCAATGAAAGACCAAATAGACAATGATTTATATTTTCATAGAGGAAGTGTTAGAGAGAACATGAGAAAGGCTTTAAATGATCCAGATTGTGAAGGATTTAATACTGTTGGTTATTTTAAAAAAAAAATAATAAATTTAACGGAATCTAAGTATTTTAAATCAAATGATGGTATTTATATTAAAAAACAGATAATTTCGTGTGATGAAAAAATAAATGTAAATAAAGAAAATAAATCTCAAACTTTGAGAGTTAAATTAATTTGTGATTGGCAATCGTCTCATTATTTATGTAAAGAGTTTTCAATAATGAACAGTAACAAATTAAAATATGAAAATATACAAATTACTAGTGATGATGACCACATTGATTATTATGTTATAATAAATAAACCGGACCCATCTCAATATTACAATCCTTCCAAAACATTAGTATTTCAAATGGAACCTTGGGTAAATGATCCTACAAAAAATTGGGGTGTTAAAACATGGGGTGAATGGTCGGAACCAGATAAGAATAAATTTTTTTATGTAGGTAGTCATAAAAATGATTTAAATAATGTTCAATGGCAAATAAGAATTCCAGACATCATTCCTGACACCCGATTAAATAAAATTGTAACAATAATAAGTCAAAAGAATTTTGATGAAGGACATATAAAAAGAATAAATTTTATAAATTTCATTGAGAGAAAACAAGAGTGTTGTAAATTGATAAATGTATATGGTAGAGAAAATTATCATAAATTTAAATCATATGTAGGTAAATTAAAACAAGATAAAAAAGAAAACCATTATATAAATTATAAATATTGTTTTGCGGTTGAGAATAACTATGAAGACAATTATGCCACTGAAAAAATTTGGGAACCAATATTATGCGAAATGTTGTGTTTTTATTGGGGATGTCCTAACCTAGAAACATACATTAATAATAAGGCGTTCATTAGATTAGATTTAAACGATTTTAATGGTTCTCTTGCAATTATAAAAAAAGCAATAAAAGAAGATTTATGGAATCAACGAATAAATATAATTCGCGAAGAAAAGAAAAAAATATTGAATAAACTTGGATTTTTCCCTAGATTAAAAACAATAATTGCCAATAATTAACCAATTAATAACGATTATTATAAATTTATAAATCAAAATAATAGAATAAAAAGGTCTTGGTTGTCAATAATAAAATATTTAATTAAAAAATATAATATAGAAAGCAACGATTTTAAATTTACCGAAAATGGAGAGCATATTAGAACTGATATTTATAGTTTCAATTTAATATAATTTATTTAATACAACACCATTTCAAAAAGTTAGTCAATAACAATCGTTGAGTATAAAATATATTGTCATCAAATTGGATTTCATTTTCCCAATTGAAAACAATATAATTATTTTCTTCTTTTATGCATTTCATTAACAAATCTTTATTGTCATTTAAATGTTTTCTAAAATTTAAGATATTATACATACAAGTTCCTTTGTCATTTTGACAAACATTATTGTCATTTTGACAAACAATAATATTTCTAAATCCTAAATTACAAAAATCCTTAATTTGCTTTTCAACTGAAACTTTCATTGGATTATGTTTTTGAATTATTACGCACCTGTATTTATGCGTTCTCATTAATTTTCTAAATTCTATTTTATCCTCATAATATTGAGACGAATACACATAAAATTTAATACCAGATATTGAATATAATAAATCTTTTATCCATGTTGTCAATAAACAATCATAATAATCATAAAATATAATTAGTTTCTCTTCTTGATTTACTAGTAAATTATATGCTAATTTTTTATACTGAAGTTTAATATCATGCGTGATTAATGAGTTTAAAATATCATCAACAATAGTAATGTTCATTTCATTTTTTGCATGAAACATTCTACCACCTGATTCTTTTCCTGTTATTACTTTATTGATAATTAATGCATCAACCGGTGTAAATTCGCAAGTTAAAGAATTATATAGAGCACATGATGATATTGATGAATCTTGAACTATAGGAAATACATACTCATAATAATTTAAGTTGTATAAATCATATTTTTTTACATAACACGTTTTAAGCGTATCTTTTAATATTTGTTCAACATTATATTCAACCTCAGTCATAAAATTCGTGTCATAATTATTTTTTTCAGCATCGTCTAATTTACAATAATCAAGAAAATTAATCATTTCATTTGTTTTCTTATTTTTGATTAAATAATTAATTTGGTTGTGTTGAATAAATCCTAATAAATTTTCATCATCAACCTCTAATAAATTTTCATCATCAAACTCTAATTTATTTCTGTCATGCAATTTTCTCCACAATTGTCCTTTAAATTTTAAAAATCCCTCTTCACTTTTTTTATTAGTTATAATTACTTTACTTATGTTGGTATATTTAATCCATTCAGAATATGTTTCAATTTGATAAACTTGTTTCTCTACATCAGTTTCGCATATTTTTTCATTTGCTTTTGCTTTATATTCATCAACGCATTCCACGGTGGTTGATTGATTAATATCAACTTCTTCTAACGTTTCTTCAAGTAAACACTCATTGTAGTTATTTTCATTTTTTATTGTCAAATAAACAACATCTATCATGTTTTTGTAATCTCCTTCAAAATATTCATTACCAATATCTTTTCTTTGTTTAAACGTTTCTTTAAATTTTTTAATAACAAGTTTTTCAATATTTTTACAATCATTACAAATCAGTTGAAATAACAAAATAGAACCTTTTGGGTATTGGTTAAATCGTTTATGATTTTCTTTTTTGGTCATTCCAACCTTATAAATATTTTCTTTCGTCTTTATAAATTCTCTTTCTTGTAGTAAATAAACATAATTTGTGGTCGTGATAATATTTTCGCACATTTGTAGTTAGTTATCGTTGAACATCATTTATTATGTTGTTTCAATTTTTAAAGTTATTCATTAAATTACTAAAAACAATTAATTATTTATACATTTATGTATTTAAAAACTAATAATTACCTAATTTATATATGGACAAGACAGCAATTTTAAAAACATTTAATGACCACTTTTTGGATTTTTTAGAAGACATTCAAAACGTGTTTCCAAATGATCCTGACATTGTTGCTTCTAAAACGGCGCTAATAACAATTAGAAAAGCGAATCCGCGATTGATTATTAAAATTTGGTCAGAACATATTGTTAAAATCTATAAAGAAAACATTTTGAAAGGAGATATATCTTTTTTTATCAATAAAGATTATTCTAATGATTTGAATGAAATGGATTCTTCATCAACTATTGTTAAGAAGATAAATGTATTAAGAGAACCAATTAGAAACATGGGTACCGAAAATCAAGAAAAATGTATGAAATATATTCAAAATTTAACTAAATTGTCTGAATTATATAATTAGATAAGTATGATTTAAAAAATCTATATATATTTAATTATATAATGTCTGAACCAGAATTAAATGAACAAGAAATTAAATCCAAAATGGAATTTAAAAAAATCCTAGTTGAATTTTGCAAAGATTTATTATTAACATTTCACGAACTTCAAGAAGATTTACATGATGATTTGATTTATATATTGCAAAATGCTAACAATGATGATGATCAATCAAATGAAGCATTAGATAGAGTATATTTACATTGTAAATCCGTTTTTCCTGAGAGATTTTTTGATATTCTTTATCAAAATCAAGATGTTTTTACAAATGATGAAGTTAATACAATGTTTCTCCCAGGAATTGAATTTAAAGAACTATGGAAATGTGATGTTAGTGATTTAACTAGAGAGACAATTTGGAAATATCTTCAATTGATTTTATTTTCAATAGTAAGCAACATTTCGGATGGTGACAGTTTTGGTGACACAGCAAAATTATTTGAATCAATCAATGAAGAAGAATTTAAGAGTAAGTTGGAAGACACCATTAATAATATGAAAGAAATGTTTGATGCTAGTAATGTAGATTTAAATGATGCGTCTGGAATAAATTTAGATGGATTGCCGGACCCTCAACAAATGCACGATCATATTACTGGAATGATGGATGGCAAACTTGGTAGATTAGCCAGAGAAATTGCGGAGGAAACCGCGGCTGAATTGAACATTGATCCTGAAAATATGACTGACGCTAATACTTATTTTAAAAACATGTTTAAAAATCCGGGTAAACTTATGGGATTAGTTAAAAATGTTGGAGATAAATTAGACCAAAAAATGAAGTCTGGAGAATTAAAAGAAAGCGAATTGATTGAAGAGGCAAAGGAGTTAGTTAAAAAAATGAAAGACATGCCTGGCATGGAAAATATCCAAAGCATGTTAGGTAAGATGGGAATTCCAAATTTAGGAGGAAGGAACGCAAAAGTTGATTTAGGTGCTGTTCAAAATAATTTAGATAGAAATCTTAAAATGGCTAAAACTAAAGAGAAAATGAAACAGCGTGCGCAGGAAAAACAAAGTCAGCAAAATAATTTAAAACCGGTTGCTGTGAGCCAAGAAGAATTAGAAAAAGAAGCAGTGTTGCTTAAATTATTAAATTCTGGAAACAATGGAGAAATTGAAAACTTAATATTTAGCACAGGCGAAAAAATGGAAAAAAGTGCCAGACCTCAACCATCAAGTAACAATAAGAAAAAAAATAAAAAACACAAGGTTAATAAGTAAATATAAATAATAAAAATAATGAAGATATATATATGACGAATACTCCATTTTGGGCAACAGATCCGACTATATTATTTAATTCTGAACATATTAGTCAGATTTATCCAAGAGATAAAATGTCGGTAGAAGAAAAAATAAATGCTATTAGTAGATTAATAATAATTTTAACATTTTTAGGATATTTGCTAACACAAACCATAAAAATAGTGGTTACTGGTGTCATAACTTTAGGTGTATTGGTTTTGTTGTATAATGTAAGAAATCGTAGCAAATTTGATAATTCTAAAATCGTAGAAAATTTTTCAAGTGTAAATCCTAAATATTATGATTTAATGAAACCTAACTTTACATCTCCTACAGTAAATAATCCAGCAATGAATGTATTATTAACTGAAATTGCTGATAATCCCAATCGCAATCAAGCGGCTCCATCATTTAACAAAGAGGTTGAACAAATCATGAATGAAAAAACTCAACAATTTGTTTCAAGCGAATTTAAAGACCCAAACATTGACCAGCGATTATTTAGAGATTTAGGAGATGCTTTTGAATTTGATCAATCAATGAGAACATTTTACGCAACTCCAAATACTAAAATACCTAATGATCAGACTTCATTTGCTGATTTTCTATATGGAGATATGATATCATGTAAAGACGGCAACGCATTGGCTTGCACTCGCGACAATCCAAGATATAATTTGTATTAATCTATGTTATTAGATAGTAACATTTATTTTATTTTGAGAAACCATGATATTTGTTTTTAAATCTTTAACATTATATTCAAAGGTTTAAAAATTTAGTAAAAAATATATTTTATATAATATATAGATGGCTAGTATTAGTGATTACACATTTCAAAATATGACAAGAATAGGCAACGACAATTGTTATGTAGACCAGCGTTCAGTACAAGATGTAAAAAACGCAAATTATATGTTAACTAATTATTACCCAAATTGTCCTATGTCCAATGCTATAGCATTCGCAACAAGCCAACCAAGTGTATTTTATAATGGAAGTCATCAAGTAGGCATTGGTGGATGCAACATTGATTATAATTCATCATTAACTATAGCCGATTTATCTAAACCCAAATGTAGAATTAGTTTATTCCAGCGTCCATTTGCCACTGTGCCTTTTTTAGGTCGCGGTGAAAGTAATTCCATATTGGAATCTCAAATACAACAAGGAGATATGGTGCAAAATAGAAAGAGCATTAACACTACATCAGAAATATCATATATTCCATATTCTAATTATCCCTTATTGCCATCAATTCAATCTACTGTGACAAACCCAGCAAATTTAGTAGAGGGGGTGGCAGCAGATGGTTGGATTAGAGGAGGATTGCCTTCACGCGATTTAACAAGAGATCAAGATTATTTTAAAAGACATGGAATTCATCAATATTAAATAATTAAATACAATTTAAATATATAGTTTAAATTAAATTATATGTACGATAATACATTTAGATGCACATATAATTTAATAGAAGATGAAGCAGAAAGCGATGCTTTATACAAAATCCAATATTTGCAAGCATTAGAATTGGAAAATTGGGAAGGAGATAAAATAAATGCAGGGCTTGAATACATAACAAGCCAATTTAAAGGAAACGAAAAAGGCAGATCATTATTAAGGTTGATGAGAGAAAAATTGTCAATCGGTGAAGACAATTCCATGGAAGTTTTGTTTTTGTGCACATATGATTATTTTTATTTAACCCATGATTGTTTAATAGATTTAATTAATACATCGGACATTAGTGAAGAGGTATTTAATAAAATAAAAGAAAAGATAATTAATTAATTAAGAAATTGTGAAATCGTGAAATTATTTATAATGTTTATATTTAATAAAATTAATATTTTATATATATAAATGGCTTCAACCAGAAATAATAATACTCCAGAAGATTATAGACTTCAACAACGAAGTTATAAATGTGCTTCCAAATGGATAGATTATGCTCACTCTAGTTATGGTGCGCCTTATAGACCTGCTATACCTTGTTTAGGTATAACACCGAGTCATATGTCAAGAGATACATTGTCTTATAATTCTATAGATATTGAATCTTATTTGAGAGGAACAGGTTCAACCAATTTAGTAAATCCACAAGGTCCAATAGTTCCTGAATTTAAAAAGGTTGATAATGTAAGTTTTTTTGAGAGAATTCCTCTTTTTATTCCAGAGCCTTTGGTAGTTTTGAATAACCAGCGACCATATCCAATGTAATGCACAAGTTTAATAACAATTAAACATATAAATTAATATTTATTATTTAATGAATTACGTTTTAATCTTATTTTTTTCATAATAAATAAGATTAATGGAAAACGCAAAATACATTTATAATTGTTTAGAAAATAAAACTCCAGTTTGTTTTATAAAATTAAATGATGGAGAAATAGCAGGATTAAATTCAAATACTACTGGAATATCAAGGGGCGATGAAAAATCATCCCCATTAATGGCTGAAAAATTAAGAAATGCTTTAAATTATAGACAACCAAATTACTATATAGGATTGCCATGTCATCTATGCAACAATGAACATTATACAAATGCTATAAGTAATATAACTATAAATGATGAAAATAAAATGACCAATGTATTAGACGCCAATATATTGATAAACAGTAATACAAATAAAACAATTGATGTTATTCAAAAAACTATGAATGACCGGAATATTGTAATTGTTACAAATAATACAAATATTAAAAATATAAATAAATTATCAAAAATAAATATCAATCCTTATAAGATAATTTCAGTTTCTGAACAATATGCTTTTACTAATGATTATGAACGTATTAAAGATGAGTGGGAAAAATTAAATGATAATGATGTTGTTATTTGTTTATGTGGTCCACTCGGTAGAATATTATGTCATGAATGGTTCTCTCATAACAACAATCTGACATGCTTAGAATTAGGAAGTTTATTTGATCCTATTTTAAAAAATAGAACATATTTATATCATACAGGAAATCATCAAGTTTGTGAAAATTGTTATCCGTCACAAGATTGTGATGATTGCATTCTTTTAACAATGTGCGACGGTACATTAAATAAGGAATGTTATTATTTTTATAATGAAGAATCCTACTGTAATTTTTACCGTAATTCTTGGGCGAAAATAAGAAAAAATAGTTTAATAAGACTTGAAAAAGAACCCGACAATTTATTTTTAAAATATATGATTAATCTCTCTTACACCAAACAATTAGATGAAACCATTTGTAGCACAGAATTGGCGCTAAAAGAAGGTCATTCGTTGCAAGCAAAAGAAGAAACTCTTGATTTGAAAAAAACAATTACAATAGATAATGTTTTAAATCATTTTAATAAATTTTCATTAATTGACAAACCATTACGAAACAATGATAAAATGTTTTATATTGTTTATCACATAGCAACGATAAATGACAATTGGAAAATACTTACGGAGCGTTCATATAAGAAAATAATTGGTTCTGGCATATTGGATGATTTAAATTGTAAAAAAATGTTTATTTCATATCTTGGAGATGAATCCAATATTGATCCGTTATTAAAAATTTGGAACCATCCAAAAATAGAATTGAAAAATTTTGGATCTAATAAAGAACGATATGAATTTCCTGCAATGAAATTTATTAGAAATCTATGTAAAGATGAAGATTGTAACATGTTGTATTTCCATTGTAAAGGTTTACTTCACGAAAATGACAAGATAAAAGATTGGATTGATATGTTAGAGTATTTTAATATTGAAAAATACAAACATTGTTTAGATAAATTAATTGACTATGACATGGTTGGATGTAATTATTATCCATCTATCCATGAGATCAGTTATGTAGAAAATCCATTTCCATTTTATTTTAATTTTCCTCATTTTAGTGGCAATTATTGGTGGACTAAATCATCTTATGTAAATACTTTCAAAGATGAACTATCAGAAACAAATAGGTTTGATGCTGAATTTTGGATATGTAAGAATTCAAAAAAGAATTTTTGGAGTTTTTATAATCCTGGAATAAATTTTGGTGGAAGACAAACTGGCATTCAACACAAACCGTTTAATAGACAAATGTACGAAGGAATGGAATTTTTGAATTTCAATTATGTACCATCAATAAATAATAAAATGGATTGTTTATTTAAAAAATATTTATTAGACAAACATTTAGATTACGGACATGATTATGTTCCAGTTTATTCAGAAGTATTAAATGGGAAAAATGTTAGCAATTTATTAGAGATTGGGATTGGATGCATAGAAGAAAATCAAATGTCGCACCTTATAAGTAATGGAGTGAATTATAAAACTGGAAATTCATTAAGAATGTGGAAAGAATTGTTTGAGGGAGCAAATATTTACGGAATTGATATTTTTGAACAGGCAATGATAAATGGAGAAGAAAGAATTAATACATTTGTGTGCGACCAATCAAATGAAATACAATTATTAGATTTGATGAAAAAAATAAATAAACCATTGGACATTATTGTAGATGACGGTAGTCACTTATTAGATCATCAAATATTAACTTTTTTCATTTTAGAAAATTATTTATCAGAACATGGAATTTATATAATAGAGGATATTTTTTCAAATAACATTGAACAATGGGAGACTTTTTCATTTATAAACGAAGATTACAAAAAATATTTAGAAAATAAATATGAAATAAAAAGATTTGATAGAAGAAGACCCAATGATAGTCATTCAGCCTACATTATAACATTTAATAAAAAGAGCGATGACGTGTTTAAAGGAACATATAAAATTTTAGAACCGGATTATAGAAACAATAATAAAAGCCAATTATACAATTTAGCCTCAAATTTTTATAATCAACATGACTTGAAAAATCTTGATAGAGTATGCGATTTGTATATAGATTATTTTAATGACTTCAATGATGGTCAATTGAGAAAAGTAAAATTTTGGAGTGGATTTTCAAATTTTAATAAAAATCCAGAAAAAGCAATTAAGTATTTTGAAGAAATATACAATGACCCAGAATTAGAAGAAAAAGACAAGTTTTGTACAATGTGCAATTTAAGTAATCTGTATCCAAAAAATAATAGTTCTATTCCAAAAATAATTCATCTTCTATTTTTTGGAGAGACTGAATTTACTAAATATCATTACAACTGCATTAAATCAATGATTGATCACATGTCTGAATATAAAATTATACTTTACAATAAAAAAGAACCTATTAATAATAAATTTTGGAATGAACTAAAAGATCAACTAACAATTAAAAAAATAGAAGTTCCTGAATATTATGATGGATTTAAATTAAATTATTTTCAATATAAAGCGGATGTAGTTCGTTTAGAAGTTCTTTATGAACATGGAGGAATTTATTTAGATGTTGACATGTTAATTATTAAAAATTTTAATCATTTAATTAATACAGGAAGTGATTTCTATATATCATATGAAGTTGGTAACAGCGGAGGGCTGATAAATGCTTTTATTGCGTGTAAGCCAAAAAATGAATTTATTAAATTGTGGTTAGAAAGTTTTAAAACTGGTCTTAGAATGGAAAATTGGGCGTATCATATAAGAGATGGAAATAAGAATTTGTTGGAGAAAAATAAACATTACTTTATAAAATATAAAATAGAACTAATGGATAGCAAATATTTGTTTCCTTTTAAATGGACTGAAAGAGAGAAATTTATAAATATTAAAGATAATTTAAATGAAGATATATGTGGTATACATTTATTTGAAACAATTTTGCACAACGATTTAATAGATAATAAATATTGGACTGATATATGTGAAAAAAAACAAATTCCTTGTGACGAAATAGTTGTTTTAACATTAGAAGAATATCCAGAAAATCAATTAAGGGCTAAAAAAGAATTGGAAAATAATAAATTAAATGGAAAATTACTGATAAATAAAAAACATTCTAGTCCATTGATAGGTTGCTTGGAATCTCATATAAATGCGATTCAATATGCAAAAGATAAAAACTATAAATCAATTATGATATTAGAAGATGATTTTTTGATTAAACCTGAATTAAATGAAATTAAAAGTTATCCATCTAATTGGGACATGTTGTATTTTGGAGGAATACTTACAAATTATATTCAAATACAAGATGGATGGATAAATGGAACTACATGGTGCAATCATGCATACATTGTAAAAAATACATTATATGATAAAATATTAGAAATTTACAATGATTTGGATAAACATGACATGAATTTAAAAGGTCAAGGAATTGACTGGCTTTATACAACTCATATAAATCCAAATTATAAATGTTGGTTAAATGAAAAACAATCAATTGTTCAAAAAAAAGGATTTAGTTTAATAAATAATACAATTAGATGGACCAACTGTGATTGGTCAACGTGGAAACAAAAAATTGTAGAAGGTATTAAAACACAAGATGTAATAGCGATTACAGTTTCAACTAATTATAGTGATTTATTTCAACATTGTATAAAAAATAAAATATTTTTCAAAAAATGGTACATAATAACAGATGAAAACGATAAAAATACTATTAATTTAATTCAGTCTCACAATCAGGACAATATGTTTGTTATTTTATATCACGATTTCAAAGTAAATGGTGCAAGATTTGACAAGGGAGGCGCTATCAAAATGGCACAAAGAGAGATATGTAAAAATTATAATAATGAAATTATTATAGTATTAGATTCGGATATAATTTTACCTCTTACTTTTTCTGAAATGTTGTTAGACACAACAATAGAAGAAGATGTTATTTATACAGCGAATGACAGAATAAATTTTTTAACATATGATGATTATAAAAATAATATAGAATGTAGTAGGATAAGTGATAAAGTTAAAGCAGGCAATATTGCTTGGGAAAATGCTGGATATTTTCAATTGTATAAGTCAAATAAATTTTTTTATGAGAATTCATTCAATTGTGGTTTGTGTGACATGAGTTTTCATAAATTATTTCCAAAAAGTAATAAATTAAATATAAGTGTGTCTCATATTGGGTTAGATGGTGATTGGCAATATGGATGCAATAATTGGAATGGTAGATTAGAACCAGAAATAAATATTAAATTGTTGGTCAGCGAACATTAATTTCAAATAATATAAAGTTAATATATTTATATTATTATTATTTTGTGAATGTTTGCACATTAAAGTAATATTTTAATTTATTTTAATTTATAAAATTCTGGTTTAATAAACATTTCTCTGAAATATGCGCAATTACTATTTGTTTTTAAATACTCACTATCATCGTGTATTGCATGCTCGTATTCTAAATTTTTTACAATATGAAAATTAAAATTATTAAACTGTTTAAATACTAAAAGATTAAAAAACATTACATCGCATGCCGATATTTTTGTAAGTATATTTTTATTATTTGTAAATTTAATGTTATTAATTATGTCTTTTGTCAAAATATAATTTCCGGTATTAATTAATACTCCGAATTGATTACCATTTAAAAACTGTTTTATGTTATTTCTATTTATAATATGGTCTTGAAATAATTTAAAATTAAAATTTGGTTTGGCGAAAGATGGTGCCAAAATAAAATTATTATTAGTGTTATTCAATCCATTGTCTATTATGTAATCAATTCCTACATTGAAATAGTTTCTCTCACAGAAGTTGTCTGAGTCTATTAAAGCAATGTAATTATTCCTTGCTAGACTACAAACTTTTAATTTATTTGAAAAAACTCCAAGAATTTCATTATTTTTAAACAAGCGAAGTTTGCCATTTTGTATGTATTTTTTAAATAAATCGTATTTTATCATTTTATCATAGTCATTACCATTTTCATCACATATAACAATTTCATCAATTAATCCTTCATCTAAAAATTTTACATATTCTACACAATTTGCTTGTAGAAACTTATCAAACCGATTCAATGTTGGGATACAGAGAGAAATTAATATATTATTTAAACAATTAGGATTTACATGTTCTTTAATTTCTAAGACCATTTATTTAAATTTAATGTTATAACTATAAATTGTTATTCTTAATTATCTATTTGGCAATTGTTCGTTTCTAGATTGTTGCAATTTTTCAATAGTAACTCCGTTGCCTATTTTATCTGCTTGATAAGCGTCTTCTGGTGTAGTAATTTTATCAGAATTGTCAAGCGTTGAGTAATGATGTATTTGACGCAGTCCCCCATTTCCTTTGGCTTGTAATGCGTCAGGTGATTGATCTAAAAAACTATAATTATCAGATACCACGCCAAATCCTCCTAGATTAAATGAAAATGCCGTAGGCTCGCCATTAAAATTTGTCGCGACTTGATTAATTATTTGTTCTTGAGGCCTCAAATGTGATAAAATAGTGTCTTTTCCAATAATAACCTTATGATTATTATTAATTAATAAAAGCGCCGGAACCTTCGTGACATTTGGAGGTAATAAAATTTCCTGTTTATTTTCTAATATAATATATACAAATCCATCTGATTTTTTTACTCTATTGTCTATGCAAAAATAATGTAATTCTTCCTTAATCTTAGATTTTGATAAAACTTGTATGAGCGCCTTGCTATTTTGGCAATAATTGCTATAATACAATATTGATGTCATTATATATTCTATGGTATTTTTGAGTTAAAAATTAAACTTATATTAAAAAATTGATTTAATAATTATGTTATAATATTATAGTATACAGACAAATGGACCCTAAAATTCAGTTTCTAACCGAGGACGATGATATTCTAAAATTTAGAATTAGTGGAATTAATGTTAGTTTAGCAAATGCTATTCGTAGAATTGTACTGAGTGACATTCCGAATTTTGTATTTAGAACTTCTCCATATGCGGAAAATAAGGCAACTATTCATATCAATACATCTCGCCTAAATAATGAAATTATAAAGCAACGTCTAAGTTGCATCCCAATTAACATTAAAGACATGGATTTTAATTATAACGATTATAAGATGGAGGTTGATGTTAAAAATGATACTGACACAATTGTAATCATTACTACAGAGGACTTTAAAATTAAAAACATTTCAACAGATAAATATTTGTCTAAAGAAAGCACAAGAAAGATATTTCCCGCGGATCCAATTACCGGCGAATACATTGACTTTGTTAGACTTCGTCCTAAAATTTCGGATGACATTGAAGGCGAACATTTAAAGATGGAATGTTTATTTGACATTGGGAAATCTAAAGAAGATGGTTCATTCAACGTGGTATCTTGTTGTGCTTATAAAAATACGCATGACCCAATTGCTCAAAATAAAGCATGGACTGTTGTAGAACAACAATTAAGATCACAAGAAGAAAAAACAGATGAAATTGAATTTGCTAAAAAAGACTGGATGGCACTTGAGGCAAATCGTTATTATCTACCAGACAGTTTTGATTTTGTGATTGAGACTATTGGAGTTTTTGAAAACAGAGAAATTATTAAAACTGCTTGTCAAATCATGATTGATAAATTGGATAAATTTTCTAAAAATTTAGAACAAGAACATGAATTAATTGTAGACATTGATAACACTATTCAAAATTGTTATGAGGTTGTATTGAAAGAAGATGACTATACGGTTGGAAAAGCATTGGAATTTGTACTCCATGAAAAATATTACAAGACAAAGGAAATTACATTTTGCGGATTTAGAAAGCCACACCCACACATTAGCGCGAGCATAATTCGCATTGGATTTACAAAAAAAACAGAAAAACAAGAAGTAGCAAATTTAATGTATTCTATTGTAGAGGATTTAACACTTATTTTCAGAAGCATTGAAACTTCATTTTAAATTAATTAATAAAATTAATAAAATTAATAAAATTAAATAAAATAAAAAACATTTTTCTTTTATACTTCAAATACTAGTTTTGAATTATAAGCATTCGTATTTTTGTTGTAACAAAATGGAAAAAATGTAAAACAAAAATTAGACATGCAACAAGATGGATTTTTCTGAACATATTCCCAATTGTAAGCAGTTGTTATACAATTTATTAATATGTTTATGTCATCATTGTACCAATTATTACTTAACATTACCACTACATTGCCTTTTTTATTAGAATAAAACGTACAATCTAAAACAGACCAAGTTGTCACTATTTTAATTTGATTTCCATGTTTGTACAAAAATTTGTAACTTTTATCAAATGATTTATTAAATTCATCAAAAAGAAGTTTAACTCGTAATCCTGATAGATAAATATTTTTCATTATTATATAATAAAAATATTATATAATAAAATACTAAAAAGTCATTAAGTAATTATTTATTTTATTTAATTTATTTAATTTATTTAATTTTAAACTGTTTATTTTTTCATCTCTATGTTTGCATTTACAATAGTTCATTAGTTCTTACTTCAACATCAATGACTTGTTTTCTCATATTATAGTTGAGCAAAAACATCTGCTTTGCTGGATGTAAGTCATTAATAAATTTAATAACTACTTGTTTTGAAATGTATTGACGGGATTCACGAAGTTCATTTAGATAATACTCATGCAAGTTGTACATAATAGACCTATATTGAGATGGGTAATCTTTAAGAGGCATTTTTTTCAATACATAACAAGATACATAATTTTTGTGCAAATTAATAGTAAACCGATGTAGTTGTTCACGAAATTCAAGAAAATCTTTATTATGTTCTGGGTAAAATTCCAAATATTGCGCAATTTTACCAATCTTTCTTAGAGACAAGTAATGATATTGAAGCTTAGGTTGATTTCCTCGCAACATGCGAATTTCTTCATAATTTGGATTACGAAATTTAGTTCTCTCTCCATTAGGAGCATAAACCATTACACCTACATCTTCATATGGTGTGTTCATAGATGCATATTTTTCTACCAGTTCATCAAATGTACTAAATTCATAATGAGTAGGGAGTGTAATGTTTGGCAACTTTGTTCCATCATTTGTGCGAGTTCTATCAATTACAAATTGCAATTGTTCGCGTGCGTTGACTTCTGTAATTGTGTAGCCTTGAATCTTATATGCTTTAGCCAAATAAATTGCCTTTTCAACAATCGGGCTTACAATACGATTTTCTGGATGTTGAAGAATGAATGAATAACATACAGTTTTGTCTAGATAATTAAAATCTAGATTTACATGATTACATGCATCCATAAACATATCACGAAATGTGGTAGTATTTCCATCATTGCGAAAGAAAACGATTTTTGCCCCAACTGTACTGCGAGTAGAAATTTCCCAAGCATCTTGGTCATAAAAAACGTTAATCATTGTACCTTCAATATATTGTTCGGCACGACACTGTTTTACTTGGTCTTTATAGGTAGCCACGAACGTGTCAGGTCTCAAAGATTTAGGAGGTGAAAATGAAACAAGTCTATTATTATTAAAAATAACAGAACGAAACAATCCTGAACTCTTAATAAGGTCATCCATTAGATATTCTTTATTGTAGCGAATAATTTTATATACTTTATCATTATGTCTCCAATGCTTGACGGATAATTTTAGAAAATTCATAAGACTTTCTTGTTCGGTTTCATTATCATTATAAAACCTAGTAAGGTCCTTTCCATTCACTACTTGCAAATCATATAACATTGAAGACATTTATATATATATGTAGAAACAAATGTCTTTAACTATGTTTACTAATCATTTTTTAGCAATAAGATGGCATTCACTATAAAAATTTCTACTATAAATATAAGATAATGTCGAAGAAACCAGAAATAGAACAACAGACATCAATAAACATTCAATTAGGTGATATTATTCAATTAAATGCTCCATCGGAAGATGAAATAAATGGCAAAATGTTTTTAATTAAATACATTGACAATTCAGTTGCTAGGCTTACATCAGTAGATGACCCATCATTTACATATGACTTAATTATTAATGATGATGGAACTTTAAGAAATCAATCCATTGTTGGAATAGATATTTTGAGTAGTGACGATCAACAAGGATATTCTAGGCAGAATGGTCTATTGCCCGGCGCATGGATAGATGTATTATTTGGCGGGGATCTTCCTACAATTATTACAGGTGTTATTTCTAATTTAGAAGAAGATATGATTGAAATTCAAACTTATCCAGATAATGATAAAATTTATTTAGATTTTGCGTATAAAGGGTTGCCAACTGACTTGCCAATTGAACGAATTACAATTAGAGAGGCTCCTTATGTAATAAAACAAAAGACGCCGACGTTAACAACCGCAGAAGCGCCTTCTATGATTGAAGGTGAAGTTTCTCCACTTTCAGATTTAGAAGACGATGAATTCAGTCCCGAAGCTCCGCAAATTCCGATTGGCGAAGTAAGACGACAAATAAAAGAATTATTATTAAACGCAAATGATATTGTAATAGGTGAAGAACTTAATGAAATTAATCAAGTAATAGAAGTTCCTGAATCAGAACAGAGATTTGGAGTTGACAAACAAGCATCAGATTTGCTAGATGAATTATTGTCTGAAATTCCAAACTCTCAAAGGACTACGACAGTATTAAATAATATTCATAAAATGATAGAGAGATTTAAACAACTGAGACAAGAATTTTCTACATTTGATGAATACGGAAACGCAGACATGCCTTCCTTACAGGGGGCTAATTACAAACCTCTTGTGAATTCGTTAAAAAATTTAAATAAAAAACTTTATTGGATTTTGCCGGTATGTAAGAATAAAAAAAAAGTATACGATGTAGATGTAAGCATTCAGGAAGAATATAGTGATATAATTCCATTGACATTGGCTGAAACTAGAGTAGCTGAAACTGAAATCATAAATCAATACAAAAATAACAGAATAAATGATTCCAGTGGTGTTAATAAATATACATCATTGATTACAGGATTAAATCCTTATCTAACTCCATTTGAAAACCCAAACTATCAAGAATACAACATTACATCGCAAAATGTTAATGACAATTTTGCGGCTATAATTGATAATTTAGAAGACTTACAATCATCAATTGTTAAAAATGATAGCGTTTTAAGACGAAAATTTGTTATTCAAACGTATAACCTTGGATTATCAAAATTAGAGAGTACTGAAAATGTATCAAAGAAAATTTATTTTAAAAGAGTTCCTTTAACACCAAATGATAATATGGTTATTAATGGGTTCATTACATTACCTGAACCAACTGTAGCTTATTCACATATAAATTTGCCAAGTACTAATATTCTTAGTAAATCAAATCTTAATATGCATAATTTAAATTATTGGCAATTTTTAAAAAAAAATACAGCGGTTAATAATCATAGAATTGATGACATAAATGGTGAAGATTTATTTGAAAAAAATACATATTTAAATGACATTAAAGAGTATACACTTAATGAGACAATTGATTCACCTGACAAATATGAAAAATATTTAAATCAAATAGTTCCAAAAACACGTGTGTTATTTGAACTTGTTGAAAAATATATAACTGGTGGACTTTCTCTCTATAAAATAGTTAAATATCTTGAACCTTTCTTAATTTACCAAAAGGATTTATCATTTATGCAATATAAATCTATGATTGAATTCATTTATAATAAAATTAGAGAATTTAATAAAAATTTTGTTGAAAAACAAATGGAAAATAGATTGGCTATTACATTAATTAGAAAAAATCCTACAATCATTTCACCGATAATTTTGAGAATTTTTAAAGAAAAATCAAAATTTAAACAAATATCAAATAATGTAGAGGATTTTTATCAAATTTACGATGACGATGAACTTACAAGTTTGGAAGCACTTAATAAAATCATACAGTTTGATGGTGGAAAATTATTTAATCTTGGAATTGCTCGCGTAAATTTTTCTCTTATGAAGAGTGAACTACCTGACAAATTGAGTGAAGTAGATGACTTGATTGAAACCCAAAGCAACGCATTAAATGGTAGCAATGCATGTAAAGAATATGTTCTCTCTAAAAAATATTTAGAGATTGATGAACTAGAAGAAGATAATGGCAAAGATGTATATTTTGACAAACAAAATGACCCAACTAGATATGAAATTATTAATGAATACAAAAAAGAACAATCCAGCATGAGCAAAGAACAATTTATTGAATATTTAATTACACAGTTAGAAGAAAATGTAAAAATGTCTAGAAATGATGCTACAAAAGAAGCTACAGCAATGATATATGGAAAACGAAAAATTGACAATGGAGATTATGCTCTTTTAGAAGTTGATGAAGAATATCAAGGGAAATTTACAAAAAAATTATTATATTATAAGCGAAATGATAATCTTTGGACACTAGATGAAACAGTACAAAGCGCTGATTTTTTAGGCTCTACAAAGATGTTCTGTAATTTACAACCAAATTGTTTTCAAGTTAAAGACAAATGTGATGATTTTCCATTGGCAAAAATGGAACTTGCGGGGGATAACAATAAACAAATGCGCAATGAATATAAATATGAAGATAATGGTTATGATGAAATTAAAGATAACTTAGATCGTGGTATTTCGGATTTATTAATGTTTGAACAAGACCTACACAACATAAATCGCAATAATCTTTTAAAATACAATTACATTAAATATGATTTGGGTCAATCTGTTGATAAGGTAGAAATTAAAAAATCGCCTTATTTCAAATTAAGAGATTTAATATTAGGATTGGCAGATTTTAATAAAAAACAGGATTTGATATTAAAATTTGTTGATAAATATACACGTGAAGCATTTGATGATGAGGAGAAACATTGGTTATACTGCAATGAAACCGATGTACAGTTATTACCAATGTTTTTACAAAGGTTAGCAAGTAGTTTTATTTCTGGTGGAAATTATTTTAAAGAAGTTGAAAAGGTTTGTGCCGAGCAAGGAAAACTTAGTGATGACGGCGAAGCATGGGTAGATGAATATAGTGGTTATGAAATTACAAAAATTAGTTATAGTAGTGAAGAAGGTTTTGATGCTGAAGGGTTTAAAGTTAATAGTCGTGATTTATTAGAGGAAGAAATTAGTAAGAAGGTTTTGCAAAAATCTCCAGTAAAAGATAAATATGATACTAAAGAAAGTCAACAAATTTTTAATGTCGCAAAATCAATGACAATGTTCATGGGAATTGAAATTGACCAGATGGATTTTATAATACAAAATACGATTGAAACATTAATAAATCCTAAGGCAATGCCAACTAAAGAGAAATATGAAAAAGCTCTTCAAGCTGCCGCAGCAAAAGGACAAACGAGATTGCCTTCATATGAACAGGCGTTTGAAGAAACATTGGTTTATGTAACACTTTCTTATCTATTAATAACTATATTAACATCAATTCCATCAGTCAAAACAAGAAAAACTTTTCCCACATGTATTAAATCATTTACCGGATATCCATTAACAGGTATTGAAGATAAAACAGCAATAACCTATATTTCTTGCATTACTTCCAAAATAGGGAAGGCTTCTAAACCTTGGTCCGCACTTGGAAAAACAAATCAACCCACTATAGCATCAAAATTAGAAAAAATTATAAATGCGTTTATATTAGCAAACCCAGAAGTACAAGATAAACTTACTGCTAAACGTGAATATTTGGAAGCCAATCCAGGTGATTCCATACCAGAAGAACATTCTATTGTTAAATGGATAAATTTTTTACCCCCATTAAGACTGATTAAAATTAGTTCTCCTCAACCAATTACAAGTCAATTCAAAGAAACATTGCTATCTTATATGCGCGAAGGAAATGAAAAACAAACAGAAAGTTATCATGTAATTCAAAACAAGATTATTATTTTTTCACTTGGTATTCAGTCATTAATACAAAAAGTGGTTTCGTCCGAAACTCCCATATTAAAAACCGCATCAAATACTCCGTACTTAGAAAATTCTTGCTGTAATTCGGAAGGAATAAATGTAATTGATTATTTTTCATCTAGAGAACCCAATATAATGGCATATAACACAATTGTTAAAGAATATGGAAACATAATTTATGATGCTGAAAAAATAGCAGAAGCAAGCATTTTATTTGACCCACTTAATACTAAAATTAAATATCCCTCAATAGAATCTGGATTTTCTGAAAAGGTAATTTATCTTGCTATCATGACTTATTGTAGATTTAATAATAATTTTCCTATTAGTGAAAGTTTAAGGGCTATATGCTCTGGAAAACCGGATGATTACAACCCAGATGATAGTCTTAATGAAAAAATTAGAATTTTAAAAAGAGATGGAAAAAATTATTCACAAGCCAACTTTGAAACCCTTATGAATATTATAAATAGACGAAACATAGTTTCAATTGGGTCACTTGAGAGTGATTATTCACAAGCCGAACAGTTAAGAAAATTAATAAAATACAACATAGACAATAATCAAGCAACGAAATTTCAAACTATGTTATATGGATTACTTGACACATTTGAATTAGCATTGGAAAAACAAACAAAAGAAATGAAAGACATGAAAAACTATTTATCAAAACAAAACATTAATCTTAAAAAAGAAATTTCCAGTTTTATTATTACAAATACAAAACTAAAGAAAAATAATAAAGACAAAGTTAAAGCATTCATTACAAATATAGGTAAATTTTCTTTAACCAAGGATACTATCATAAATGAACAAGATGAAACAACATACAAAGCAATTAATTTTATGAAAAATACAATTAGAAATATTATTGATGTTTTCCCAAATATTATATTAAATAACGTAGATTATTCAGACATACCTATACCAAAACAATGGGGTATGTCACAAAACCATGCGCTTCAAATTAAACAGCGCGTTGCTGAACATTATTCTACATTGTCTAAATTTTACAAGGATATTGAAATTGAAAAAGTTTCTACTAAAATCCAAAACATTACCAGAGATTTACGGTATATGGCAATGAATACACCTTTTCTCTCTTCTATCATTAGGGACGACAAGGAAATATTTTCAGTATTTGATAGAGACATTGCATTGATGTCGTTTGAACATTATGTATTAACCGCATTTAATAAATACATGGAATTAGCAGATGACATTGAATTGCTTATTAAAGAATTGCCGGTTACTGCTGAATTATCTGAAACAGTCACAAATGTTCAAGTGCAATCAGCATTAAGGGGCGAAATTAGCGAAATAGAAATTGTACAAGGAGAGAAAAAAGAATTAGTTAAAAAAATAGCAGCTGTTCTTTATAGTTTTACAGAAATTATTGGAAATGATAAAAAAATAATTAATTATAATTATGATGAAATAATGGAAAATGTAATCAGAGTTCGGGAACGTGAAAAAGATGAAATTACCGGATATCTTGAAAAAATGTCAACTGAGGAACGTGAAGTAGAAGACATTTTTAAGAATAATAAACTTGAACGATGGAGCATTGGATTACAAAAAGGCCTTCGTGAATATGACCCTGAATTTTTTGATAAAGAAAG